TCAACAAGAAGGTGAGGCCTTGGCGATCCCTCCGGGCGAGGTATCCGAGAACGCCCTTCTCCGACTGGAGAGCCTTCGTTGGAGCTCCTGCGGATCGAGCACCGCCGTCAATGGGACCGTGGCGACCCAATCTCCGGCCGCAGTCACGATCTCGATTTCTTGCGATCCGACGGAACCATCGCCCGCCATCGCGTCGTCTATCATGTCCTTTGCCGCCTCGACTGCCTCGTGTTCGGCAGCCACATCGTTGTCGAAGTCAGCCCCCACATTGTCGAGCTCGAGCCGACTGGTGCTGCGGATGTTGAAAAAATATCTCGCCATAAAAGCTCAGCCACGTATGTTCGGACAGAACTGAACTACACAGTCTGAGAAGCGTTCCGCGCGCCCCTTGCATGAGGCTCTCTATGTGCAATCTCTACAACATCACGACGAACCAGGAAGCAATCCGGGCGATCACCCGGGCGATGATCGACAGCCTGGGCAACCTTGAGCCCAGCATGGACGTCTATCCGGATAGGCATGCGCCTATTGTTCGCAACACGCCGCAGGGCCGCGAGATGGCGATGGTGCGGTGGGGTATGCCCAGTTCGTCCAAGGCTCTCTTCGACGCAGCATCCAAGCGCGCTGGCAAGCTTCGAGCCAAGGGCAAGGAGGTCGACTTCGATGCCCTGCTGAAGATGGAGCCTGATGGCGGCACTACGAACGTCCGGAACACCAGCAGTAAACACTGGCAGCGGTGGCTCGGTCCGGAAAACAGGTGCGTTGTGCCAGTAACGCGGTTTGCAGAGCCGGATCCGGCGAGCAAGCAGGAGGGCGGTCGGACGCCGAACGCATGGTTTGCTGTCAACGAGGATCAGCCGCTGATGGTCTTTGCCGGGATCTGGGTACCAAGCTGGGAAAGCGTGAGAAAAGTGAAGGAAGGCCCGATCACCACCGACTTGTTCGCATTCCTCACTTGCGAGCCGAACGGCATTGTCGCTCCAATTCACCCCAAAGCCATGCCGGTGCTGCTGACCAAGGAAGATGAGATCGAGCAATGGATGACGGCGCCCTGGTCTGAAGCGAAGGCTTTGCAGAGGCCGTTGCCCGATGAAAAACTGATCTTGCTGCCGTCGTGAGCAGAAGTTGATGCGCTGGGAACTGCTGCTGATCGGCGCTTTGTTGGTAGTGGTGGTGGCGTCAATGGCCGGTCGGGCAGTGCAGATCTGGCAGACACTGCAGTGAACGAGAAGGAGCGCCGATGCAAGACGCGATAAGGGTGGGCGACGTCGTGCGTACCAAGCACATCAGGTCGCCAGCCATGCTGGTGATCAAGCTGCATATTCAGAACGACGACAGCGACGTGGCCGAACTGCTGTGGTTCGACGCGAACATGAACGCTCGCCAACTGGCGCTCGATACGTCGCTGCTCGAGCAAGTGCCGGATCAATGATGCGCCAGATCCCTCTTCCGGACAATAAGCCGCCGCGGCTCGGTGACTTTCCATATGAAAAGGTTGAGGTTGCCTGCAACAAGTGCGGCCGAGCTGGCCGTTATGCAAAAGCAGGTCTGTTGCAGAGGTTCGGCGCTGACTGCACTTTCTTGAAGCTCCGGCAACACTTCGAATCCACCTGTCAGCGGTCGAATGACATTGCGCGGCTCAACGAGGTGTGCGGGGTGATGTTCCCCGACCTCGTGAGGTGGCAGCTGGGAGGCAACTAGCCCTGTCGCCTTAGCTCGCGCTGGATACGGAGCTCCTCGCGGATGCGATCGGCTTCGATCCCAAGCGTATCGAGGTATCGATTGGTTTCTCTGAGTGTATCAATCCCTTTGACCAGAACGGCCGTGTGGCTTTCCAGGGCTGCGGTTGCTTTGTTGAGTGCCGTGGGATCTACGACCACGGCGGCGACCTGAGCAGCGGCTGGAGATGCGGGCGAAGTTTTCTGCCCCTGCAGCAATCCCAGCATGCGCGCGCCCCACACCGCTCCCAGTGTGGCGCCGAAGGCGAGCAGCGCAGGCAGCGGCAGGTTAGCGATTTGCTGTTCCATTCCTTATCTCTCCTTCGTCGTGTGCGGCCCGGTGGATGTTGACGAGCTCACCGATCGCGAACAGCGGGTAGATGGCGAGCCACGTCGAGACGACGTTGGAGCTGTAGAACCCAAAGGTTATGCCTGCCCATATGATGCAGCCGACAGCCGCGGAGAACTGTCGGATCTGCGGTGTGACGTTCTTCCGGGCACCATTGATGATGAGCCCGGCGATCCGGAGCACGCCGACCACGAACATTACCCATCCGAGAATTTCCTCGGATCGGAAGATGTCCCGGAAGCTGGCCCAAGCCGGCTGATTGAACGTGTTCGTTGGCATCAGGAGGACCAGGCCAAACAGGAGCATGTGGCCGGCCATGAACCATTCCATCATGCGAGGACCGAAGCGGTGCTGGATACGGATCCAGAGCGCGGGCCCGGAATAGCCGTCAGAAGGCGATGCGTTCACTTCCTGCATGCCGGATCCACCCTGCACTGCTCGTTGTTCGATGCGATCGCCGGTCCGGCTGTGTCGTCTTGCGATGCCAGGATGGCGGCCTCAGTGTTCGAGAAGCGCACGATCTGGTAGCCACTCCCGTCTGTCGCAGGCTTCGACTGGCAACCCGCTGTCGCGAAGGAAGACACGGCAACGCTCACGATCAGAAAGCTTCGAGAAATTTGCATTTCGATCCTCCATGCCCTCGATCCGATCGAGAGCTTCAATTGCCGCCTCGGCGCGAGTTTCTTCGCGCCCCGCGGATTTGCCTTTCAGATAGATCGGGAAGGCCGCGATGCTGATGCCGACGAGAGCGCCGGCACCCAGCTTGATGGCGTCGGTAACCTTGATCATCACTGCACCGGTGGCTGGTTCTTCACCATGCCCTTGATCCCGTCTCGACCTGCGTTGATCAGGATCTTCGCCATGGCCAGCGCCCCCACGATTTTTAGCGAGGTCTCGGCATCGAAGAAGACGGACCAGTCGAAAGCGTGGAGCGCCGGGATGAGTGCGAGGATGAAGTTGATCAGGTTGTGGATGGCGTTCGTGTTGAAGTACTTGGTCACTGGAAAAACCCTCCGATCCAGTTGGTGATGTCGTTCCACCAGGCCGCAGCAGCAGCTGTCAGTCCGACCACAATGGCAGGCGCCCCCTTAGCCGCAGCGCGGGATGGCAACTGCGCAGCGGGTGGGGCCGGAATAGGTTGTGTGGGAGCCGGTGGCGGAAACGGTTCAGGTGCCGGCTCGATTTCCGGCGCCTCTATGGCAGGGTCCCAGAAGGCGAGGCCAAGCTTGCGTCCGGTTTCCTCGCCAACCTTTCCGTCCACGGTGAGGCCATGCTTGGCCTGGAACGAGGCCACTGCCTGGCGAGTAAGGTTGCCGAAGTCGCCATCTGCGTGGATGCCAAGAGCCTTCTGCAGCTGCATGACAATCGGACCCTTGTCGCCGACGGAAAGCAAACCATCTGACAGCGGATCGTAGGAAATGGACTTGCCGCCGATGATGCGGCTGTATGCCGTGGCCAGCTTCTTGTCGTAGGCATTCTCTGCATAGAGCTTGCCGTTGTAACCGAGCGCGAACGCGGCCCAGTTCTTGGCAACGAGATGCTTGCCAAGCCCCCTGCCCTTGATGAACGCGACCATGACATCGAGCTGGCCGCCCTCGCCCTCGAGGCACTTCCGGACCATTGCCTCGACGGAACTGAACGCGCAGAGCTTCCAGTTCTCGCCGAGCACCTGTCCAAGACCCCAGGAGCAAGCCATCAGAGCCGCGTCGCGATCGATCGCCATGGCGCGAACGAGCTGGTCGTACCGGGCATCCTGAGTGGCGGGGTAATTCCCCTTCCGCCACTTCGCATAGGCCAACCCCTGCCTCACCGCCTCGGGACGCTTCTCCTTGGGGAGATTACGATAGAAAACGTGGGGCTCGAACAGGATGACAGGCCGCCGTTTGGCATCGAAGCCTTCGCCTCTTGCCTCGACAACAGTCACGGCGCGGATAACTGCTTCCTCACAGCCGATCGCGGCGGCAGCGCGCGAGAAGTCGCCGCCGGACAGTACCTGCCCAGTTCCAATGAAGTTCATGACGATGTCCTCTGTTGATTGGCAGTTCAGCCGGGCAGGACGACAATCGGGTCGTCGTCTGCATTTTCCGTCGGCGCTGTCTGAATTGCGGTGCTGCCCTTGCCGCCAACTGCAGCACCGGGTTCCTTGATCTCAAGGGCCGTCGACGCGCCGCCGGAGCGGTTTGCCTTGTGGGTGACGCTGACGATGCGCCAGGTGCCGTCCACGCCCCGGCGCGCACCGATTAGCTCGAACGGCGCCTCTGCCTGCGCCTCTGGCGTGAGATCAAGCTCAACGGTACCGCCGCCGGCGTCGCGCTCGGCCTCGCCCTTGCGTCCTTCGGCCTGTAGCTTGGCCTGGTCGGCATCGCCTGCTGGCATGCGCACGACGTTTGCCACTTCAGGCAGATCGCGGCCGAGGTCGATCTCGACCTCTTCCTCGCGGAAGGTAGCAGCCTTCCGGTCAAACCAACGTGCTTTCGCCTTGGTGAAGGCTGGGCGACCCGTGAACGGTGCAATGTCCCAACTGATAACGTTGCCGCCATGCCCGACAATGCCCTGCACGGCCGGCAGCGCAACCCCGCCGCGGGGCACCAGAACCGCTTTCGTGCCGCGCAACTTGAAGGTGCCGTTGACCTCTCGGGCGATCTTCTCGCCCAGCGCCAACACACTCTCAAAATCCGCCGACCAGTAGTCCCGCGTGATCGAGGCAAGGGATGGGTCGACGTCGATGGTGATGCCCGCCTGTCGGCCCGCCTCTTCCAGGAATTCCCCAAGCGTTGCATCGTCGATGTGGAAAGCCTGCGCCTCCTTGACCTTCCCGCGGGTGTCAAACCCCTTCGCCGTGACCGGCACGACCCGGCCACCACCGCGCGAGCCCTGGCTGCGCGCGGTTTCGATCGTGCCGAGGAAGACGCTCACCCCGTTCAGCAACACCTCGATCGACTTGCCTTCCATGTCGAGATCGATGGCACCATCGCTGTCGTCGAAGGTCAGCGAGCAGCTATCGGAGGCCGTCCCGTCCTTGTCGGTGACGCTGATGTCGATCAGGTAGGGCCGCATGGTGTCGGTGAAGTCATCACCACCGACAAGGACGCGCCAGTCCACCGACCAGCGCGCCGGCTGCGCGAGGTCGTAATTGATCCCGTTGATCCACATGGCCTTACCTGTTGAATAGCGAGACGCGCGTCACGGCCGGCGTCGTCTGAGGCGGCAGATCCGGAATGGTGAAACTCGTGCCGAGCGGAAGCACGGGCCCAAGCTTGCCGAGCCCCGGATTCGCGTCGAGCGTCGCCTCGAGCAAAAATCGACCGCGCAAACCGAACTTGCGCCAGAGCACCAGGTCGACCGTCAGGCCCTCCCCGCGCACGGTGAATTGTTCGGCCATCACAGCACCCCGGCGATGTTGAACAGCGAAAGAAGCGACTGGATGACCTGCTGCCCATCGCCGGCCCGCTCATCGGCTTGCTCCAGTGTCACACTGTAAACGACAACGAAGCCCAGACCGTCGCGGGTCAGGTCTTCATGGGTCTCTGTCATCTGCCGGATGCCGTACCAGGTCGGGAACCGATATCCGTCACCACGCATCAGCGGAAAACGGGCGCCCGTCCGCCGCATCTCCTGCAGAGTTTCCAGCGACGTCAATCCCCCAAGCCGGGACGGCACCAGCGTTCCGGTGATGGTGATATCGTCCTCTCCCTCCCCGGTCATCTCCTTCCGCTGCCGCCCGCCCATGACGGGCTTGGCGACAAGAGCGCCGTTTGAGACACGCTGGACGCTGTCGGCAGAGATTGGATTGGTGTCCAGCGCGACGGCGCCGAGCATATAGAGCATCCTCAAAGCCCTCCGTATTCCAGCGGCCCTTGCATGCCGTTCAGTTCAGACTGGATCCGATCGCGCAATTGGTTCGCCACCGCATCGGCGTTCGGAGCTTCTTGGATCACGACACTCATCTGGACATTCACATTCGGCCGTGGCGGCGGGTTGGTGATCGTCACCTGAGGCGTCCCCTCGATCTTCACCGCGCGCGGACCACGCTCGCCCACACCAAGATCATCGGCAAGCTTGCCGGGCAGCGTTTCCGTACTTCCGCCGAGACCCGCCGCTCGTCCGCGACGAGCAGCATCGAGCGCTAACTCTGACGCGACCGTGGCCTGGTAGCGACCGGGATCAGAAGGCAGAGGAGCGAGCTGGAAGCTATCGCCCCGCGTCTGTCCCCGTTCGAGAGGCACGGGAGCCCTGTTCAATGCCGGGCCGGCGCCGAGCCCCTGCGCTCCACTCCCGCGGCCGCCGGCGTCCAGGAGATACTTCTCCATGATCTCGCCACCTCGACGACGTCCGATTTCGGTTTCGAGCTCATCGAAGATGCTCTTCGCCTGCCCTCGACCGACCCGCGTCACGGCATCCGTGTAAGCCTGGTTTCGCTCTCGGCGCCAGGCATCAGGGTTGAGCTCGCGATACATGCGATCGAAGCGCTCTCGCTCCTCTCCGATCGTCACGCGGTCGCGGGTCTTCTGATAATTGCCCCTAGCCTCGGCATCGCTGATCGATTCATTGAAGGTCTCGAGGATCGGGTTGAGCGGGATCGCGGCTAGTTTGCCGACATTCGTCACGAAGCGATCGAAGTTGTTCGCCAGCTGCTGCACCTTGGCCTCGGAATCGCTGACGACCTGGTTGAAGTCCTTCAGCGTCGAACCGTCGACATTGCCCAGCGACCTTTTCATGCTTTCCAACGCATCGCGCTGGGTAAGCAGAGCGCGCACACCCTTCTGCAGCTCGGAGTCCGTGAAGAGCAGCGTCAGCTTCGACAGGTCGCCCTTGATGGCAAGTTCGGTCATGTCGAGGAAGACATCGAGGACGTCCTTGCCTTCTTTCTTGGCCTTCGCCAATGCGGCCGGCAGGTCGATCTTGAAGTTTTTCTTGAACTTGTTGGCCGTCTCCTCGGAATACATCTTGTTGAAGACGTTCCCGAGATAAGTCGCGGCCTCCGACGATGAGCCGGCCTGGTTGCGCACGGTCTGCAGCATGGCGACCATCTTCTGCAGGCCCTCAGTCCCCTCATAACCGAGAGCGGCAAAAGCCGGCAGCAGGCTCGGCAGGTGCTGCGCCATGTCCTTGAGCTCGAACTTCCCGGCCTTGCCCCCGGCGACAAGGATATCGAACGCCTTCTGCATCTGGCTGGGATCGATCTTCATCGAACCGGCGAGGCTGTCGGCAGAGAGCGCGATATCGGTCAGCGCAGCACCCGAAGCCTGCGCGGTGGTAGCGACCGATGGCAGGAACGCAAGCGATTCTTCGAGCGTCCGGCCCGAGGCGATCAGCGCCTCGAAGCCATCGACGACCTGCTCGAAGGGCAGCTTCGCACTGTCGGCGACGGAGCGGAGGGTGTCCATCGTCGGTTTAATGGCCTCGGCGCCCTTATCCGCATTGATGACGATGCGGTTGATGCGCCTCTCAAGGTCGGCATAGTTGCCATAGGCTCTTGCAGCCATGTAGCCGCCGGCGGCGATTGCCGTTCCGGCTCGCGCGCCCCAGGCCGCCATCATCTGCTGACGCTGGGCAATCTCGGCGTCGCGCGCCATCAGCACCCGCTCCATCGCCCGATCACGGTTCGACAGGCGCAGGCCCTTGTCGGCCAGCATGTAGTCGCGCTCGGCCCGTTTCAGGCGGTCGAGGTTTCCGATGATGGCGCGAGTCTTCCCACCGGTTTTGTCGGTAAGGTCCACCACCATGGTCGCGGTCAGGCGGGACATATCAGCGCTTTCAGATGTCGGAGTTCAGGACAAATTCCGGCACCATGTCGGAAAACATCTGGTGCACGGCAGCAGCATCTGGCCAGGCAAGGGTGCCGATCACGGCGGCGGGCTGGCCGGTGATCGCGCAGAGCAAGTCGCGCCGGCCGGCGATCTCACCCCTGCCCCAAGCGTCGATCTCGGACTGGCTGGGATGGCGCATGCGAATGGTGGTAAGCCGGCGCTTCTTGCCGCCTACGTTGATCGTGAGCGGCACGAGAAGCCTGTAGTTCCGCGACCCGGCATTTTCGTCGCGCGTTACCGTGATGACTGGCTCTTCGGCCGCGACATCAGGAGCCGCGCTCAGCGGCTCCAGATACGAGAAGTCGATATCTTGCATGGGTCAGGTCTCAAGAGCCGAGTGCGCGGCGGACATCGGCTGTCAGGCTCACGCCCTTCTGCCGGATCTCGCGCTCGTCCTCGTCGATATACCAGATCTCCTGTCCGTCGATCGTGAGCTCGAAATGCGTGACTTCCTTGATGAGATGGTTGCAGCCGTTGAAGGCACCCGGATCCGCCTCGTCAGGCGTCCATTCGACGATGGCGCCTTCGATTTCGCAGCGGACGGCAACCGCCTTGTTCGTGGTGCGGTTGCGCATGGCGGCTGCGAAGGTCCAGCGATCGCGCAGGTTCGGCATCAGGTCGGGATCGATGCCGAACACCATGAACGCGGGTTCCAGTGGTTGGATGCGCTTCTGCATGTAGTCGATGTCGACCACGCCACCGCCGGCGCTACGCGTCGTCGTCTTGAAGCGCACCGGCGGGATGACGAACTTCTGCAGGATGAGCGGACGCCCCGAGCCTGCCACTTCCGCGCGACGCACGTCGACGGAATCGAGGATGAGATAAGGATTGGCCATGGTCTGGTCCTTTGCGGAGTGAAAAGTCTTTCAGGGATAGGGAGCGCCCCGCGCAGCGCCCGCAGGCTAAGCCTGCAGATCATCGCCGGAGCGAAAACCAATCAAACTTGGTCCAGGCGCGCGATGATGTCGGCCACCAAGGCCTCAACGGCCGGACGATAGCGACGGATTGTGTGGTCAGCGCGCTTGAAGACCGGCGCCGGCTCGATGCCGATGTCGAGCTTTAGGGTGCCGAGGCGGATATCTTCCGGGCTGTTCTGGTCGGCACGGAACATCTCGCCCTTCGGCGTATAGCCGAGGATGCGGTTGGCGGCCTTGTGGTCGCGCAGCGCGTAGGCGATCGAGTTGATCCAGGCTTCCGCCATGTCGGCCGTAACCTTGCGGCCGAGGAACTGCCGGGTGATGCCCATGATCTGGGTGACGATGTAGTCGGTCCCGCGCACCTGGTGGATCTGCTCCCAGAGTTCACCGGTCGCCGCATTGTCCGTGCCGATGAAGACAAAGCCGCCGTCCGCGACCGCGCCATCTACACCCACCTCGCCCTCGGTCACGATCGAGACGTTGGCGGCCAGCATCTGCTGGCCTTCGGTGGAGCCGTCCAGCAGCGAGAACGGGATCTTGCGCGATACGCCGGCGAGACCAAGGATCGGCCGGTTGGCAATCGGCTCGAAGGGAAGCCCGGCCCCTTCGCTGTTGTCGACGCGGGCGAAGAGGCCAGCGACGCGACCAGCCATAGGTCGGGTGACGATGTTCTCTCCCTCGTAGACGCGGGCAGCGACGCCGATCGGCATCAGGCGTTCCGAGCTCATCGTTTCGCGCGCATCGATGGCGTTCGCGGCCGAGGTGTCGTCGACATCGACAGGCGCGATCGCCATGATCTTGCCCAGGTTCGCCTCGAGTGCGGCAATGACCGGATTGACCGTGTCGAGATCCGCGCGCCAGGCGGTGCGGCCGGCAACCACGATGCGCGGCGTCGTATTCACGGCGCTCGGGATGCTGGTGATATTGTTGACGACGTCTGCAATCGCAGCGGCGGTCAGGGCCGCAGTGCCGCCTTCCGCCACGCGCCAGACGATGACATCGGCGCCGGCATTGAGACCGTTCAGCTGAGCATGGGCACCCTTGACCTGGTCAGCCAAAAGGCCGGACCCAAGGGCTGCGAGGAAATCAGGGTTTCCCGTCGAGCCGCGCACTGCAGTGTCGACGGGGATTTCGCCGGCGGAGGCATCGGCTGACGTTTCGATGAAGAGGATCTTGGAAAAGTCCGCGCCGAGTGCCGGCATGGGCTCGGTCGTCGGGCGGAAGAACTGCTGGCCGAAAATCGGTGCGGTCATCTAAGTGTCTCCTTACGGGTGGCCGACCTCGGCCGTTGGGCAACAAAAAACCCGCCGGTAAGGGCGGGTTCACAAAAGAAAGCGACCGGCGTGGAGGCAGGTCGCAAGTTGGGGAGGTCAAGATCAATCTGCGCTGATCTCTGCAAGTTACAAGCTTGCTTAGAACGTTACTGCCAATCGCTGGACGGAGTTATCTCTCGTCAGACGTACTCTGCCATCTCCTAACTGTTAGGCGTACCTAGCACGGCCACCTGAAGGGTGAGGCAAACTGCAAAGAGCCACGCCACGAGAATTAATGACCAGCCCGTAACCGCCGGAATAGGTGTTGACGCTCGACGCTAGGTTGCCCTAGATGCGGCAAACTCTCGCGAGGATGAAAATGGGTTGGTACCGCTTTTTCTTGGCCTGGTTGGTCGTTGACAGCCACTATGGAGGGATCACCAAACTCCTTGGGGGCTTCAACCCGGGGATCTGGGCGGTGGCCGGTTTCTTTGTGATCTCCGGCTACGTGATGCGCGGACACGTTGCAAAGCTATCAACTGGAGAGTTTTACCTCGATCGATTCATCCGAATCTATCCGCTTTTTGCCTTGTTCTTCGCGTTTTCTTTCATCGTTGCATATTTTGTGGTTGAGAAGCCCGCGTTCTGGCTGGCCAGTGATCCGGACGTCACAGCCCTTGTCTTAAATGCCCTAGTTTTCCCAATTGCCTTCTGCAATCGTGTCCTCTTCGGCATAGGCGACGTGATTATGCCGGGATCGCTAATACCACAGGCATGGAGCCTCGGGGTGGAGGTAGCCTTTTATCTACTCCTACCTTTGATCTGTGCTTTTCGCTGGAGCATAAGGCCGCTTTTTGCGATTTCACTCGCGCTCTTCTCATGTTCGATCGTCGGCATCATTCCGCTTGGGTATGGGTACAATACGCTGCCGTCCAACATGTGGCTGTTCCTCCTCGGCTACCTTCTTCATGATTTGGATGAATTGCAGACCCGAAGGATGCTGACAGCGGGTGTCATAGTGGCGGCCACATGGCTAATTCCTGGGCTGCAACAATCTCCGACGAACGAGGTTGTGAGCGGAGCTCTGTGCGCAGCGTGGGCTATTAAACGTCTCGCCAAGGCTCCTACAGTTCGCGGCGATGCCGTAGCCGGCTCCATGTCGTACAGCATATTCCTGTGTCACTTCATCCCTCTTTGGCTACTCGAGGGGGTGAAAGGGCAGAGCGCAATTGCAGTTCTGGCGACCCTGTTGCTGGGAGCCTTCGGCGGGTGGATTGAGAGGAATATTACCATGCTCCGGCATGCTATTCGCCGCGAAGGCGCAAGCAAGTCCATCTTGCCAGCGGAGTCCCAACCAGGCCATCGAACGACGTCGCCGTAGTAGGTTGGGACTGGGTCCGTCGCCTTCATTTCCCGGGACGCCTGATGGGTGCCGCTGCCCCCAAACCAAGCTATCTAATCAGTTTCCGAGCAGCTAGGGATACGCCTGGGCGGCCCAGGCCCAGAGCGCGTCGAGCTCCGGCTCAGTGATCCCCTCCACGGCCGCCATTTGGATCAGGAGCGGATCGTTGCGCCGGTAGACCTGCGCTTCTTCGAGGTAGGCCAGCGCCTGAAACTTCTCGACGCCCTCGGGCATGGCATCGATGTGGGCGCAGATGCCGGCCTTGGTCACGCCGATCTCGGCAGCAGCGAGCCAGAAGGTCAGGCGAGGCAACGGCGGGATAACTGCAACCGCTTCCTGCGCTACAAGGAGCTCGGCCTCTGCCGCACCCATAACCTCGAACGTCTTGCCTGCCGGTACGCTGGCGCCAGCTATTTCCTCGATCGTTAGGCCCTCAAGTGCCTCAGCTGTTGGAGATACGACGCAGACTCTGTTCTGTTCATCTCTGTAAACCAATACTTGCAGCATCAGGGTACCTCCGGTCACACAAAGATTTGGACGTTGATGGTTTCCGCATCGACGAAAGCATTATCTGCCACGTTGGTTAGGCCGAATGAGAATGAAGTGGTGGTGTAGTCAGCGTGGACTAGTCGCACGTTTCGCGCCTGGTCGTTGACCCCAATACCGGTGCCCGATCCAGCCGTAACGCAAACGGAGTAGTTCACGTTAGGCATCGGCGATATCACAGTGACAGCGTACCTCCCTAACCCGGTTCTGGTGACGGAGAGTACATTTTTAGAGCCTCGGACAGTCGCCCCGCCGACACCGTTAAAATTGACGTGGGCAAACAACCTCCCTGACACGTTCAGGATTGCATCTACCGCCAACCCGACGCCCTTGGGCGTCGCTGCGACATCGTCTCGAACGCGCGCCTGATGCTCGGCATCTGTCGCCTTAGGCACGGTTATGATGCGGTTCGCCGAAAGGTCGCCACCGCCAGTCGCAAGGCCTGCGCCAGTAATCGAGACAGCTGCGTTGGCTTTAAGGTTAAGCGCCGCGATTGAGGCCTTAAGATCTAGGAGTGCTTGTGTTGCGTTCGCGAGGTCGAGCAACTCGGCATCCAAATACGATGTATCGGCTTTCAACGCGACAGTCGCCGAAAGCGCAGTCACGCTCGCGGCCGTGGCATAGTATGCCGGCAACTGCCCACCCAGCTTTGCGGCGTTGGGCGCAATGCCATCGACAATAATCTGATCGATCTGCTCTTGCGCTAACTGGATCGAAGTCTGCAGGCTGGCGATCTGAGGAGCAACCGTCGCCTGGATATAGTCAAGCGAAGCCTGGGTGCCCTGGGCGATTAGCGCTTCGAAGTCCGCTTCCAGATCCTCGCGCGCAGTCAGTCGTTCGCCGATCGACCCCAACACCGCGTTCCAAAGCTCACGGTTGATTGGCGTGGGTGGCCAGGACGGAAGCTGATAGTTGTCAGAGCTGTCGGGCATAGTCCAACACCTCCTCGCCGTTCTCTTCCACAATGCGCTTCAGCATCGCGCCCGCCATCTCCATCTCGTCGAGTGGCTTGTATCTGAAGGCACCGACCTGGACGACACGGGCGAGCTTGACCGCATAGGTCGCTGCCTCGTCAATCAACATGGGCTCTTTGGTTTCAGTGTTCTTGGTCATGGCAAGCCTCAAAGAGCGGAGATGAAGGCGTCCTGCACGAAGGGCACGGACACAACGTTGGTGGTATCGGCGGCAACCCGCATGCGGGCCGACGTCGTCGGAGATCCCAGCGCATAGGTCGAGGTGTAGGTTCGCCGGTTCGGGTTGGCGGGATCAGTGGTGACCACGGTCGTCGTCGGAGCGATGACGGCAGCTCCCACCATGATGCGCGGGGTAAAGGTGTGCCTGGTGTCGTCGAAGGCATCGACCGTGTACTGCGTCACGATGGAGCTGGACGAGATCCCGAAGGCAAAGTCATCGCTCACGCCGACCATGCTGTTCCGGTTCCGCGACACCCGCGAGATGGCCTTTTCGTCGAGCTGGATCATCGGCTGAAGATCGGCTGTGCCCAGCATCACCATCCGCAGCTCGACAGACGCCGGCAGGCCCACCAGCGGATTAGCCGCAGGGTCACCATCATCGAGTTCGATCCATGTGTCGGTCCCGGCCGGGCGGATCTCCCAGGCGAGTTCGCAACCGCCCGGCGCCCAGCCGGCAAACAGGAAGTCGATCTCGGTCATGCCATCGGCAAGGTTGAGCGCCTGCATCGGAACAACGGTGCGCGGCGAACGATAGCGGGCGCCGTTGATCCGGAAGCAGATGTCCGTTTCGGTCGAGCCCTGGGCGAAGGCGCCGTCGGTCGTGATGAACTGCGAGCCGCCGGTGTATTTGTTGGAGCCCGAAGTCGAGACCGCATGCGCGCCAGTTGTGACCGTGATGAAGGCGTAGCGCTTGCCACTCTCCAGGAGCGTGATCGGCAGCACGCATTTGTTCCAGCCAACGGTCAGATCCACACGCGGCAGAATGCCCTGAGCGAGAACCGCATCGAACTTCGGCGTGCCGGCATTGCTGGTTTCGACGATGAAGACATGAACATCGCCGTCGATGCCGACGCGAGCGAAGTGCAGATCGATCGAGGTCATCTGCATCGGCTGTGCGACCAGGAAGGTCTGGCCGTAGACCGAGCCGTTGATCCCGACCTCTTCGGTCACATACTCCCAATAAGGTTCGATGTAGCTCTCATAGCGGATCTGGCGCACGCCGTAGGTCTGGTGCCCCCGACCGTAGTTGGCGCGGATTTCGACGACCTCGAAGGTCTCGCCGCCGATATTGAACATCTGTCCGACGCGCGCATTGCCGCCGAGTGCTGACCAGCCCGCCTGGTTCTCGCAGGCCCATTGCGTCGGGCCGTAGGTGACGCGGATGCGTGAGACTTCCTTACGGACCAGCGTCGTCTCCAGGTGCACGAGCTGGCTGATGTTCAAAGTCCCGTCGAGCGAGGTGTTGGCGATCTTTGTGACCTCGTCGAAGGCCGGCACCATGCGCCGGCCACGGAAGGCGATCGCCGGGTTGTCCTCGGCCTGCACCTCAAGACGTGCCTGCGCGGTCGCAGCAAAGCCGAAGCGCACGCCTTCCTCGATCCGCGCCAACCAGTCCACATGGGTCAGATCCCACTGGTCAGGGATCAGCGCATTGTCGAAGACATAGGCACGAGCCTCGTCCGGCAGATCGATTTTCAGGCGCGTGGCACCGATGTCGCGCTGCATCTGCCGGACGATTTCCGGACGCGGGATCTCGGTCAGCTTCGCCTGGATATTGGTGATCTGGGTCTCGATCGATTCCGTGCGCAGGAAGAGGCCTTCGAGGTCGACTTCAAGCGCCGCGACCCGACCTTCAACTTCGTAGAGCGTCTTCACCCGGCTGTCGTTGCCCGGCTCAATGGTGCTGACACCGGAGGAGGTCAGGAGCACATAGGCGATGCAGGCATCAGTAGGAGCAACCACGGGCTTGACTGGAACAGGGTTCGCCTCACCCGTCTGGAGAATGAGCGAGACCACCCGCTTGATCGTCTTCGGCGTGCTGCGCTGGACGATGACGCTGGTCTCCGGATCCTCGGAGGTCTCGAACGGGCGGTTCGCCGTCTCCTCGACTTCGGAGCCCCTGAGCAGGATTGCGACCCAGCGCTGGTCGGAAGCGGCCGGCGGGATCTGGAGCTGAAGGTTGAGATCAACCGGCGCGGCCTGTTCATAGACGATCTGGCCGTTTACGTAGCGACCGGACGAAACCGTTACTTCCTGCGCCGACTTCTGGCTGACAGTAAAGGCCGCCCAATGTGCGGGATAGCCGATCGCATCGAGCCAGATGCCGTCTGTCGCCTCCTGGGCGTAGGCACCGATGTTCTGGAAGTCGATCGGTTCGGCGATTTCCGCCTCGTCAAACAATACGCGCTTCATCAGCCGCTCCTCAGTCAAGGCGGGTGCGATCGATGAAGCCGCCAAAGACGTGGCTTCCATCGATCAGCAGATTGTCCTGGAATGTGATCCCGCGCCGCCAAGCGAAGGTCACAGTGTATTGGGTGTCAGCAGTCTTTGAGACGGCCATGGCCAGCTTCGCGCGCCGCATCGGCTCTTTGTCGATCAGCGTCATGGCGGAGCGGCCAAGAGCGGCTCGACCGAGCTGAAACCGGTTCTTCGGGGCGGGCAGCGTGACCCGCACCAGATAGTGGGCAACGAAGGCCTCATGCCCGACCGGTGTTCGGCCCAGCACGGCTCGCCCGAAGGTGAAGCGCGAAGGGTGCGCGATGCGATCGACAAGTTCGGCGTCGACAAAGGCGAGGTAGTGCTCGAGACCCTTGAGCGTCCCCTTCAACTCACCCAGCGGTGGATCATCTGGGTAGACTGTAGAAACCCCGGCGCACTGCGCGATCATCTCGCGCTTCCGCTCGACAGGCCAATCGTCGAACCAGAGGTCGACGGAATGGTGGGCGGCAAGCCAGGGCAGAAACCTCTCCGGCGTCCGGTAGGGGTCCATGATCTCGTCATAGGGCACCGGAAGGTCATCCGACATGCCGGCGGCAAGCGCATACTCAAACGGCCCTGAAGAGGCTGGCAAGACGGCCTTCAGATCACCCATCACCGAACCTCGGGCACAACGGTGATACTGGTCATCACCGGAACCTTGTAGGGATCAGCGTCGATCGCGACCGGCGCGAGATCGCGCACCTTGATCACACCGGGGCCGTAAGCAGCCCCCGCAAGCAGGCCGGCGGGGACTTCACCGCCGACAAGGATGCGATCCGTTGCGGCGGCCGTAACCCGGGCCACAGCCTCCTCCCGGATGGTTTCAGCCGTGGGCCCGGTTGACGAGACTTCGACCACGAGAGACACGCTGTATTCGACGCGCGTCGCAGCAAGAACGGAAATTCCCACGGCTTCCGGAGCCCGGTTTGGGTCGGTGACGGCGGTGCGGACTGTGGACAATTCGCCACTCGTGGGCAGACGACCGAAGGGGCCGATGATCACTACATCGGTATCCCCTCGCCTACCATGCACCGCCCGACCATTGACCCGGGCATCCCAGAGGCCGAGCGTCTTGTCGGTGGACTGAGGCCAGGCCGACCACGCGTCGAAAAGGTAACGGCCGGCAGAGCCCGCGCAGGGAGCATCGAACGACAGCAGATAGCGCCGGAGCAGCGCCTCGTCGCTTTCGCGAACCTCAGGACTTCCGGCAGTGGCCGGAACAACAACAAGGCGCACAAGGTTTCTAGACGCCACAATCTGCTCAAGATCCCCGCTCCGCGAAAGTGGTGCCATCAGTGCCTTCAGCGCATCATTGACACGAAAGCGATCGAGCCCTCTCAGACCCGCAAACACGCGCAGCACGACGATCGCCGGGTGCGTTTCCAGGACTTCTTCGGTGAAATCGGGAAGGCTGGGGTCGATAGTTTGCTGGGCGGCCCATTCAGAGAGAAAGCGAGCCTTGCCGCTCGCGATCAGAGCCGAGAAGGAAATTTGCTCGATAGCATCAGGCGGCGTCAGACGAGAGAGATCGAGCGCCGTCGGGTTATACAGCGTCATGGAATCGATACTCCGTTGATGCCAAGGCCAAAGCTGACGGTTCGTTCGACGGTAAAGTCGCCGAGGTGGCCCCTCGGTCTGAAATCCACATCGACCACAACATGTGCACGACCGGCACGGATATCCTCGGCAGAGCCACCAAGCTGAACTCGCTTGACCTTGAAGCGCGGCTCCCACAGATCGATCGATGTGGCGAGGAGCTGTTTCCAAGCAGCAAACAAGGGTGGCGTCATCGCCCGCCCAAGAAGCTCGATCACCCCGCCTCCAAATTCCCGAAGAAGGAAGACTGACGCCAGACGCGTCGCCAACACATATTCGACTGACTGCAACGTGCTCTCGAAATTCGAGAGCTGCTGCCCTGTCCGCCGATCGACGCCAACCATAGGTCAGGCACCCTCGCCCGCAGGCTTCAGTGTAGCCACGGGCGTAAGCCGTCCGAGCGCAACATCGTAGAGCGCCTGCTCGGGGCTCAGCTGTACCGTTTCACCAGAAACTTTCTGCCCATTGATCCGGGTCACGCCCACAGTGACGCGATAGTCAATCAAGCCAGTGTCAGCCTGAACGACTGCAGGAAGAGACTTCTTGCCCATGCGATTAATCCTTTCTCTCAATCAACTGCCGTAACAGTCGATGAGCCCTCAACAATTGGCCAGAATCCGGTAGAAGATCCAGACTGGACATGCACCTTGTCGCCCACCCGGGCGACGCGCTTCCCGCCTTTGCCCCCGAGGGAGACATCGCCGGACTCGATCACGACCTTTGACGCTGAGACATAAGCGACGCCATCTTTCGCCACGATCCGGACGCCCGCATCTTCGAAGACATTGGCCTCCATGTCGGTGTTCGGCGCTGGTTGGCCATCGGAATAGCCACCACGGATAAGCACGCCTTGACGCGGGTCACCGGCCGGATTGATGACACCAACCACCTGCCCCTTCTTGAGCGGTACCGATGTTTTCCCAGTCTCCGGGTGCGGGTACCAGGGAGACAGAAACGGTTTCCCATCTGCCTCCCCCAGCTTCAGGCGGTAACCTTTCACTGGATCGACATCTTCAACCGGGCCAACCTTGATGGCGCGACCGAAGGCGTTCTTTAGGACCTCAAGGTCAGCGCGCAGTGCGACGAATTCACGGATCATCAACGGTCACCGGTGGTACAGGCCTGATGCCTTCAGCCTCTATCGAGACCTCAACCATGATCCCCTGTCCCGGGTCTTCGGCGGCCGACGACGCGAGTTCGGCATAACCGAGCGCCGCCATGCTTGACGAGGAAGAGAAGAGTTTGGCCCGCAGGCGCTGCAGGTCGTCCATGTCAGTGCCCTGACCGAGCAGCACCCGCCAAGTCTCGGAAAGCACGGCATAGGCAGGATCTGACTCAAGGAGCACAAGCCCCTGCTCGATCACCTCGGGGATCACATCGCCCGGCATGGGATCCGGCATGGCGTCCAGCTCGAACTGGGTGAACCGCGCCGCGTGTTTGGTGCCCGTCTCCGGGTCCGTCGCGCGCTGGTCCTTAATCTGCCCGACCTCCACCATCAGGTTTCGGACCAGTTCGGCCCAGTCGTTGCGCGGGTCAGCGATCGCAGCCCGCCACTGCCAGTCGAGAATATTCAGCTGCGCCTCGAATGAGGAATCGGTCTCACCGATCGCCTGCAGCACCACGGTCCCCTGCTCGTCGCGGATCTCCTGACCGGCGGCGACCGCAGACTGCACCATGACGGTGAAGCGCGCCGAACGGCCGAGTAGCCCATCCGTCTGGTGAACGCGCCGGCTTTCCGATTCCTCGATCGAGAAGATCAGAACCGGACGGCGCTCGCCATCCATCAGGCCGTCAAGCGTATCCATGCGACTGTCGAAGACGGCATCGAGCGCGATCGTTTTGCCGCGACAAGCCTCGACCATGGCGATCTGCAGCAACTGGCGAACAACACTCATCCGATCCTCGAAAGATGGCAGAGCACCACGTCGGGACGCGGCTCAAGCACGCGGTCGATACGGTACCGCACGAATGATGCGAGCAGCTTATCGAACCGCACCACCTGGTCACCGAGCTTGGGCAGCCACAGCAGCGCGGATTTGGCAAAACTGACACTCGCATGCGGAGACACGCCGCGAGCGCGCTCCGGAACATCACGCCCACCACCGACCTGTTCGATCTCTGGCGCCTGGTCGAAACGACCCATGACACCTTCGAGCAGCACCCGCGACGGGTCGGCAATCGCCGGCCCCATCTTGGCTTCCTGCATCGGGGAGATATCGAACAGCTCTCCGAGCGCGGCGCGCGTCATCGCCGGCAGCTGCGCCCGGATGGTGGCGAGATCCATGGTAGATCAGGCCTTGAGAGCGGCGAGCTTCGCCTCGGCATCATCGAGCAGCTGCTGGACTTCGGCCTTGGCGGTGTCGTCGGCGGCATTCTCGACAAGCGCCTTGGCCTCGTCGACATCCTTTTCGGCTGCAGCAATAGCCGCTGCCTTCTCTTCGGCAGCCTTCTTTTCGGCAGCCTTTTGTTCAGCGGCGGCTTTCTTGTCGGCGGCCGACGTTTTGGAGCCGCGGTCATCGGAGGCATCGCTGAATGTCACACCGCGCTCGGCGTAGTGTTGGATAAGCTCAGCTGTCAGCTTGGCGGAGGGCTCCACCGGCAGCGACTGGCCCGGCTTCAGGGTGACGGTGTCACCGCCCTTGACGCGAATGATCTGGGCGCGGCCGCCCTCATGTTTGGCAATCAACTTGCTCACGGGAATTACTCCTCATGGAGGGGAAAACGTGGCCGCCGGCTTGTCGCCGCCGACGGCCTGAGTTGCGTAGGGCGGGGTTACGCCTTGACGCCCTTGCGCAGCACTTCAGGATCCACGCACATGTAGAGCGGGTAAGAGTAGATCTCGCCCTTCACCCAGGACTGGCGATCCTTATCCTCGATGTTCATCGCGTAGACGTCCTGACCCTTGGTCCCGACGAAGGGCATGAACTCGTTGGCCGGCGCCATGAACTTCTTGAAAACGCCGCGGGCGTTGACCGGGAAGAACTTCACCTCGTCAGTGGGAATGGCGACGGTCGACGTGTCGTCAGTGCCACGGTAGTTGTGCCAGGTGATGCCACCGAACAGGAACGCAGACCACGCCACGTTTTGGCGAAGTGCTTCCGCCGCGGCCCAGCCCTCGTAGGAGCGGGCAACGTTCGGATGGTTGATGAACGTGTCGTAGAAGTCATCGCCGCACAGCGCGTGCACCGAGGTGGCGGTGGTAAAGGATCCCTTGCCAGAGCGCGCCATTGCGCGGGTGACCTGATGGCACTTGCCACGAACATCCGTGGTCGCGGTCGTAAGCGCGAAGTTGATCGCGGCCGGTTCGGCGATACCGAATTCGGCGAAGTAGTCGTAAATAACCGATGTGCCGTCGGCATCGAGGAGCTTGCCTTGCAGAGCGCCCAGGCGATGGAACTCATGCGTCAGGTCCATGTCGGTGCGCAGGTCGCTCATGCGTTCGGCGTACTCGTCCTGGACAACCTTCAGCTCGGATTCGGTACCGAAGGCTCGCATTTCGGCGACTTCAGATGCGTAGAGCGTGAAGCCTTCGGTCAGACGCTGGGTCCGGAAATCACGCAGGTTCGAGAGATTGGGCAGCTTCTGCTGGGGGGCTGCGCCGTCCGGCGACGTCTCGATCAGAGCAAGCTTGTTGCCCTTCTTCTCGATCGAGATCTTGCGGGTGAAGACACCCTTCTCCTCGAAGATACCAAGATCTCCGAGCATCTGGGGCACATATTCGAGCTTCTGGACCGTGGCGGAGAGTTCCACCATGGAGAAGGCATCGTCCTTGAAAATATCCATGGATGCCATGGGAGGATCTCCTTATCGAGCGATGATGCCGAGCGTCGCGAGGCCCGCGATACCCGTCGTCTTGTTGCCGGAAGTGGCGCCGGTGAACCAGTTGAGCGCCAGGCTCTTCACCTGGGCGTGACGCCGCAGGATTGTGGCTTCCTGTTCGCCGGTAACCGGATAGATGAGAACGCCGGCCACCGTCTGGCTGCCGTCCGCGTTGGTCGGGTTCCAGACCACGTATTTGCCAGTCGCTGTGATGCGTCCGAGCACGGTGTTGGCCGGAAGGGTGACCCCGGCGCCGGCTGTCACGACAACGACGTCGCGGCTGTAATAATGGTCGCCTTCCTGAATGATGCAGGAGCCCGGACCAAGGGCTTCGGTGAGAACGGCCATGGCTTATGCTCCCTTCACACGAGCGTTGACTTTGGCGATGGAGGCCGACCAGCTGGAGCCGGGCTCTGTTTTTGCGGCAGAAGCCTGACCGCCTGGCATGGCCAGACTGGCTGCTGCGACGCGCTGCTGCTCATAAGCAGCGGCTGAGGTCGGCTGAGATGCTTGCGCCGGTGCAGGCTCAGAAGTCCGCTCAGCCGCTGCAGCAACATTGGCCGTGACAAATGTCACGACAGCGTCTGCCGACATGTCGGGAGACGCATTGGCAAGGTCGAGCGCCGCGCTCATGCGCTTGGCGTCACCCTTGATGCCTTCAGCACCAAGGATCGCATTCATGCGGTCCATGGCGGTCTTGAAACCGTCAGTGCCACCGGAGGCGGCAGCGACGGCGGCGATGGTCGCGGTGGCAGCTTGGGCTGCACCGGCTACAGTCTGGCTTCCAGACATGTTGCCTCCTTCGGTGGTTGCCTCTGGGAGAGGCGTTTCAGGATTGAGCGCTTGCGCGCCCGCTTCACCCTCGATCTGTTCGAGGACATCGTCTGCCGCTCCGGAGCGAACCGCGCTCCGGATGGCTGAAAACAAGCTGGTCATGTGGATTCTCCTCCGGGTCAGGCCCGGTTCACTTCCTTGACGAAGGCATCGAATGCTTCGACTGGGTCGCCGATCGCATCGGCCAGACCCAATGAGATCGCCTCCTGAGCATCGAAGGTGGCCGCTTCGGTCGCCAGGGCCTTGGCCTTGGTGATGCGGTTCTTGCGCCCTTGGGCAACGACGGCGGCAAACTCCTGCCGGATAAGGTCGGCCTGGGCCTGCCACTTCTCGGCGATTTCGGAGCTCAGCGGCTCGAACGGGTTGCCGTCAGCCTTCTTCTTGCCGGAGCGGATGATCGTCAGGTTGATGCCTTTGTCCGCGAGCTGCTGCGAGTAGTCGGCGTGGATCATGATCACGCCGATGGACCCTGTGCCGCCATAGCGGGGCATGACGATCTGACGGCTCTGCGAGGCAAGCAAATAGCCGGCAGAGTAAGCCCAGTCAGTTAGGATCGAGATTGTCGGCTTTTCCTTCGACAGCAAAGCGATGTCGCGGGCGGTCTCAAAGCCGCCATTCACCTCGCCACCGTAGCTGTCGTATTCGAAGACGACCCCGCGGACCTGGTTGGACCTTCTTGCCATGGCGATCTGCGCCTGAAGCCCTTGGTAGGACGTATCGCCGGAATTACTTCCCAGCCACGCGCCCTTGTGAACCAGGCTGCCTTCCACGGGAATGATCGCGACATTGTCGACCAGGTCGAAGGGCAGCATGTTCGCTCGGCTGAAGGCCCTCTCAATCCGTCCCCCGATCTTGCCGGCCAGCGGTCGACCATTCGCGCCTGCAACATGGTCAACCGCCCCTTCCGGGTTGGTGATTACGACCGTGTCGCCGGCAATGCGGCTCCCGAGACCGTGCAGGAAGGCTTCCGCCTTGCGCGCGTCATACATGAGCGGCGTTTCAAACAGCCGCTGCGCGATATGGGCGAACCGGAAGCTCATCGGATTTCCTTCAGTAGCGGAGCGGCCAGCGCCGCGTCGGGCGACGGCCAGTCGTCTTTTCCTGGCAAGCTGCTGACAGCCGGTTGAGCTCAGCATCAAGTGAGCGAAGATTGGCCTGCGAAAAGCTGACGGTGTCCCGCGTAACCGGCGACTGGATCGAATATTCCCCGACCATGTCGCCGGAAATCAGCTTCAGCTTCACCGCGTAAAGCGCTTGGTAGAGGGCGCACGGGTCGTCTGCGTCGACCGTTGCCCCGCCGATGGTGATCATGTTCGGCATCAGGCATTCTCCCGCTGCGTCCGCGACCGCTCACTCTCGTCGGCCGTCGAGCTCGGATCGCTCGGCAAACCGCGTTCAAACGGCGATCGCATGCCTTCGGCAAGGTAGCGCTTGTGCCAGTAGAGGCGGTTTTCGAAGACTTCCTCCGGGTCGCCACCGTCCTCCGAGATCTCCTGCTCGAGCGTGCCGACACCGTTCAGGATGCGCTCACTTTGCCCTTTAGCTTTCTTCAGATCGTCAGCCGTCGGCTTCGAAGGGCCGACGCAAAGCGCCCAGAGAACGGCCTCACGATTGGCACGGTAAGCATCAGGTCCGCCCTTGAAAGGTGTCATCCCCGTCTCGATGCGTTCATCAAGCCAGCTGGCATAGGGCACCAGGACATGTGGCGAGGCGATACGGTCCGTACGGCGCCGCGCGATCGGCCAGAGCGCTGCATTCTCCATCTGGGTCGACGAATACGTCGCGTCGGAGTAGTCGAGCGTATAGCCCCCGTAGCTGATCCCGAGTGCGCGAGCGGCTTCTCGGTTGATCGCGCCAATGAAATCCTTGTGGTTTGGCCCGGGTGTGGTGACGCTCTTGAAGTTGAGCTCTTCACCGGGCGCGAGATGGGACACCCCTGCACCGACCCCTAACCGAATCTCGGATTCCGCCGCGCGATCAAACTGCGCCTTGTAGTAGTCGACAAGGTCCGTCGCGAGCTCCTTGCCGGAATCGCCTGTAGAGACCATAGCCTCGAAAGCCTCGAAAGCCTCGGCGCTTGGGCGATCGCTGGTGAGCGTCGCGGAGTAGATCGTCTGCAGGAAAGCCAGCTCGGCGGTCGCGTCATCGACGTTCTCGCCCATCAGCCACTTGCGGAAGACTGGCGTCAGCACCGAGATCCCGCGCACGTCGTCCGACGAGAACGGATCAAAAGCGTGAAACGCCATCTGCCGGCCGTCCGCATCTCGGGCCGGGTAGTCTGTCTTGTAGTTCAACCCGTCACGCTTTTGCTCGAAACGATACGCGACCGGACGACCATAGGCGTCATGAATGATGCCTTGGAACATTCCTTCGACTTCGCTGGTGTCCTGCACCAACTGTTGTGGAGACAGGAGAAGGGTTTTGGTACCCATCACCGTCCCAGGCAACCGCTGCGACGCCGGCAGGTAGGTGCACATCCCGACACTCTCACCGAATGCGAGCCAGTGCCGGACACCAATGTCCGTCATCTGGGGGATTGTCCATTTCGCTCGGAAGTCGCACTCCAGCGGGTTCCAGGAATAGACTTTCCAGTCAGCCTTCAGCTGGCGCACCCACGCCGTTGCTTCCTCGGCGGTATAGCCAAACCGCGACAGATCCGGTTTCGGCGAGAGCTGCAGCTCGACACCAACCGTATCGGCAATTATCTGATCTGCCGCCCCGCGCAATTTGCCGGAGTTCTGCAGAAGGTCCATCGCGAGACCGGCGGCACGCGTCCAGATCCGCCGGACTTCATCCCGATGCTCTCGCAGCGAGGCCGGCCGCTTTGCGATGATCCCGGACTGGGTGTCGCGCATGTATGCGCCGCGGCGCATCGGCTCTCGCTGATCGCCTGAAGCGGGGGCAATTGGAGCGCTCCCCGCCTTCACCCTGACCACCGGCTTCGTCATTTGCGATTCTTCCAACGGTTCTCTCTGGGCTTCGCTTTTGGCCCTGGGTGACTGGTTGTTCCTGCTGCCTGATCATCTCTGGCATCCGCATCGACTGCTGACGCGACGACCCGAGGTGCTGGCGACAGAAGGTCTGGCGGCGTCTCCGGCTCCAGCTTCGCCCGCAACGCGGCCCACTGGCTCTTGGTGAGCCTCGACAGCCCCATATGTTCAGCCATGGCCATGGCGTAGATCCGGCAGTCGAGAAAGTGGTTGTGCTCGCGTCGTTGAGCCCACTCCTCGAACAGTTTCCCCTTGACCAGCTTTTGGGTGAAGTACTCGGCGGTAAGCTGCTGAAAGTACTCCTCACCGAGGTCCCGGTGGAAATGGCAGTAACCCGGCGGGTCCTCCGCCTCGCCGGCGCGCAGGCCGGTCTTGTGCAGGTTCCCGTATAGTTCGGCTTTCAACGACCAGGTGCCAACAGGCCAGCTCAGCGCGGACCCGTGTCGCCGGCGCTTGCCACGCTTGTTGACCGACTTGCGCTGCGGCGGGCTGATCGCCGGAACCCCACGACCGGGCATGCCCTTCAAGGCATAGGTGTCGGGATGGCGCCGGCACCACTCCAATACCTGCGTCGTGCGATAACCGCTGTCGACCCCCATTGCATCGACCCGACGAAGAACGCCGTGAGCATCGGGGAACTCCTGCGCGATGAACTCCTCGAGGAGCACCCAGGCACCGGCCTGCGGATTATCCGTTGGCCCATCAAGCAACTCCGCCGCGACGTTCCAACTCTGGCGGTCTTCGCCATAGGCCACGACTTCGACATAAATGCCGTAGGACTGCACGTCCGCGCCTGCGACCAGGAGGAGACCACCTGAAGGTACCGTGTAAGCCGGATAGTCCTCGCGCCGCTCCATCAGGCGCTGATGGTCCGGCGCATTGCCCTTCATCTGATACGGCAAGGCGCAGATGAGGTTGAAATAGTCTTTCTGACCAGCCTCGCCCTTGGCTTCGTAGCGGATCTTGTCCTCTGCGATGGCCTCATAGGACATCATCAGGGACATGAACGCATCCACATGGAAGCCCGGATGCCGATCAGGCTCGGTCTTGCTGGCGATGTAGCGCCCTTGGCGAACCGCGGGGACCCGCTCCATCTCCGAAATGTGGTGCCCGCAACTCTCACAGACGAGCACGCTTTTGTGCGGATGCTTGCGATCGATCAGCAGTCCGGCGTCTCGCTGGACCTGCTCCGTCTGGCACTCAGGGCACTTGATGTGCCAGAAGCGCTGGTCGGACCTGCGAAAGTCGCGATCGATGCGGCAATGGCCGGGTCCCTCCCCCAGCGCGTCGCCGCTGTCCAACTCCGGTGTTGAAAGCCCGAGGATCTTGTAACTCTTCTGCCGGCGGAACGCGGTGAAGCGTCCGAAGAAAAGGTTCTCGGGATCGGCGCCGTTGGGCAGCATCTGCCACTTCGACACCTCGTCCTTTACGCCGTAGCGCGTCGTCTTGCCGGAGAGATCCGTGACAACATTCGCGTTTCCGAGATAGATCGAACCGCCATTGAAGCGCTTTTCGTAGATCGTCGAACCGCGACCGGATCGGCTGATCTCTGAGTAGATCACACTCTTGTCGGTCTTTTCGGACCAGGCGTCGATCAAAGGCTGCAGCTTGCCGGAGTTGATGTCCTGCAGCATGTCGATGCCAGGAACGGCATATAGCATGTTGTCGGGCGCATTCTCCGCCAGATACAGCATCCAGGCGAGGCCGAGGATCGACACGCCTGTCTGCTGCGATTTTCGGACCGTCACCTCGGTGCAAGGATGCTCCTGGCTGAGGCACTGAGCGATCTCTACGAGATAGGGCGCATCTGCCGCGGACCAGAAGTCGCCCTTCTTCGGGCCGTCCACCAGAACGATGTTCTTCGGAAGCCAGATGTCGAAGGGCACCGGCGGCTGCGGACGCACTGCTTTCGCGAGAGCGCGGCCCACGACGCGAAAGGCGCCGGGATGCATTGTCATGGCTCAGTCCTCGATCAGCGGATCGAACTCCGGCGAGGCCTCGGCGATCTCCTCGATCTTGTCAGCGATCTGGTTGCCAATGTCGAAGGCGATCTGCCTAAGCAGCACACGGGCGCCGTGGACGCCTTCCTTCGAGACAGCGAGCGCGAGCTCGTCGGCCTTGTTCGGGAGGCGGCGGACGATCGCCTGGATCTGCCCGCCAATGACAGCAGCTGCCTGCTCTTGCTTGTCCTTGCGGATCAGCTGGCCGGCATCTTCCTGATGGCGGATCTTCTCGCGGCCGACCTTAAGCCATTCGGCCTGGCGGCGCGCCTCGTCGAAACTCTCTTCGTCACGAGGCAGCCTGCCCGCCTCACCTGTCCCTCGCGCCTCATTAGATCCGTCGGGTGTGCGCAGTGGCGCCGTGGCCTTCGCCGGGTTCACATGCCGCTGACGATACTCGTCATAGTGCGCAAGCGAGACCCGCAGCACTTGGCCCTGGCCTCCGCGCTCGATCGGCGTATCGGGCCGCGCCTCGGTCAGCTTCTTGACGGTCTTCGAGACAGCCGGCTTGGAAACGCCGTCCCGCGCAGCAATCTGCGCGACCGACCACATCACATCAGCCATTCGATAACCTGTCCGTTAACCCCCGCGTTAACGCCGTTAACCCCGTTAACCCAATTTTCCGCACCGTCTGACTGACCAGATCTCGGGCCGTTCTCCGCCCGTGGGCGGCGGTCTGGGGGGTACGGTCCCTTGACCGGGGGGTGGGGGTATCGGCCGCCTCCGGTCAGAGGAAGATGCCGGGGCAGAGCCGGTTGATCTCATGCATCACCCGCGGCGGCAGTTGCTCGCTCACGGTTTTCGCAAAGACTTCCGCAGTCGCGCCTTGGAGCATCTGCTCAGGAATGACGACACCGGAATTCTGAAACTGCACTCGGCCCCGCCATGTCTTGCCGAGTGGCGCGTAGACGTGACCGTTGAGACGCTTGGCCTCTTTACGGTTTGGGAACCGACCGCCCTTCATGAAAGTCCGCGGGAAGAGTTTCCGTTTTCCGAACGGCGCAGCGGTCACCCCCTTAAGGGTCTCGCGCGCCTTGAAGAACTTGAGCGAAATGTCACCGCCTCTCGATGACATGACATAGACCAGCGAGCCGCGACCCGGCGTGAAGGTCTCTGCATCGACACCAGCGCCCCACGCCTTGCCGGTTCGCACAGCGTTCTTGATCACGCCGTATCCCAAGCCGGTCTGCTTGGCCAAGGTCCTTATGACCTGGGTGCGCGCCTTGTCACCCGTGTGGTTGACCGCCCGCTGCAACACCAGGTGCCGTTGATGGCTGTCGAGACGGCCTATGGCATTGCCGAGCCGCTGCATTCCCGAGATGTCCTGCCACTTCAGTTCGAGCATCAGACACCTCGCATCAGCATGCCGCCATTACAGCGGCGGGGTTCATGGCAGCCTCCAACGGCTCAGCAGCATCGCCAGAAATGGCAAACCCGCCGGGCTTTTCGCCGAGCGGGTTTTTCGAACCTTTTTCACTGTCCTCAATGTAGTCAAGCAACCGTCGCAGGTGAAGCCCTTAGCCACATCGATTTTACGACGCCTTATCAACCACTTCGGAAATAAGCGCGCATTTTTTTATGCGCGCCCAAGGCTGCCGGTTCGGGACGAATGGCATGATTCGGTGCGCCGTCAGGCGTCCGGCAAGGCGCTCGGCAAGGAAAGCCAGTGCATCCTGCCACAGCTGCCAGTCCATCCGCGACAAGATTTCACCACGCATCATGTTCGAGAGCTCATACTTCCGATAGGCACCCTTCCGCGGTCGACGCTTCACCGGGTCGAAGCCATTGGCCTCATACTCATAGGTGCGGCCCAGACTATCCTTGGCCGACCGCCGGATGAACCACTGTGGCTCGCCACGCATTTCGACCATGCGGAATTTCGGCGGGTCGCATGTCCAGTCCGGCCCGCGTCCGAGAATTGCAGCACCGGTCACCAGCGTGACCAGGTGCCGGCCGCCGAGCCTGTCACCCTTTAGCTGGACCTCGGCCACAACGCGCGCCACCTCGGCCGCGATCAGCCCATGCGGATCATCGAACTCCGGAAACGGCATCCAGCCTTCAGGGATCTCGAAGCCGATCTGGTCCAGCGCCTTCACAGCCTTCCCCACAGCCAGTGCATCGGGATGCGGATCACCATCCTCGATGAAGCCGGGGATCACCCCGAAGATGTTCGGGCTGCGATCGATCAGCGTGCCGAGAACGGCCATATCCCGTGTCAAGCTCCAGCTGGAGATCGAAACAGCAGTCAGGCCATCACCACCAGACCCCACTTTGCACAGTTCCTGGCAGAACGCCCAGGCCAGAAGTCCCTCGATTGTCATCAGTTTCATGCTCTTCACCCTTTGCGTCCCAATTTTTGAGTTTCCGTCCCAAAAAGAAGATCTATCGACCCAAACCAGAAACTGCCTTTCGTTGAATTTATTGAACAATCGGAAATGATAGGGACGCTAGGGACGGTAGGGACGATAAATCCGACCTACACATATACGCGCGACCCCTTTTGCTTCTTCATTGTCTGAACCAGCCATAAGCCCATGACCGCAGATAAATTTGCGCGCGTGACGCGAACCCCGGATTTTCCGTCCCTAGCGCCCCTACCGTCCGAAGCATCTGAAATTCCAAACCTTTTGATTGGGTCGATACGCGCCACACCCGGCCAGCATCGTCCCTAGCGTCCCGTTTTCCGCCCCAACCCCTCCGGAGGGACAAGCCGGGACGGCAGGGCGCGCGCCTCATTGCAGGGCGATCAGACGACCCAAAGGGTCCGGGAAATGGTCGTGAGGTCATAGCGGGAACCCCGCATCGTCTGTCGCATAGGTCGGGCCGTCGCCGTCCCCCGGCCCGCTGCCATGGGTTTTCAGATACTGCGGCTTCACGCTGATGCCGTAATAGATCGTCGTCCCGCTCTTGCCCTTTCGGAACTGATGCATCAGTCCATCAGGCCCCTGCCAACTCTTGCGCGTCTGGTCGGGCAACCGTTTCGAGAAGGTGGGCTGCTTGAACTCGGAAAGCCCCTCGCGCTTGGCGAAGTTGCTGTAGCCGATGAACAGATCCTCGGGGCTCGACCGGTCATGATCCGTGCCGGTCACCACACAGCCGTTGCGGATGAAGGCGCCGATCGGATCGCTCTCCTCGCGATATTCCTGCGTCGCAGCCCTGACACCTTCCGGAACCCTCAGGCCCCCATCAAGATAGTCCAGCGCGCCTTTCACCATCCAGGCGAGAATGCCCTCACGCTCGGTGAGCAGCTTGCGCTTCAGGTCGCGATCGACCTCGTCCTCGGCAATCTGGATCTCCCACGGTACCAAGTGAACGCGACGCCAGATGCCGTCGGAATCATCGCGAATGATCGGCTTGTGGTTGCCAGAGAGAATGATCTTGAATTGCGGGATGAGCTCGAAGAAGTCCTGATGCAGACGGCGCACGGCGACCGGCTCGCCGCCGGTTAGAGTCTTGATCAGCGCATCCTTGAGATGCGTGCCCATTTCCGGCTCAGAGGCCGCCACCAGGCGCGCGCCGGGAAGACGGGCAAGGTCAGGCGTCGCCTCGGCTCCTCCGCGCCGGCTTTCGCCCGCAAAGCTGTCGATCGACATGGCGATCGCATAGTCGCCCAGGATCTCAATCAGAACGTCGACGAACGTCGATTTGCCGTTGCGTCCGGCACCGTAGAAGAACACGAGGCACTGCTCGACGGTCAGCCCCAGCAGCGAATAGCCGGCGTAGCGCTGAAGGAAGGCACGCAAGTCGACATTTGGCATGACCTTCTGAAGAAAGCGCATGAACATCGGCGCGGAAGCCGTTGGATTGAAACGGACAGGCGCCAGCTTCGAGATCAGGTCGCGCGGCCGGTGCGGGTCGACCCGAACGCGCCAAGAGCGATTGCCGTCGACCTCCTGCTCGAAGAACCGCAACGTTCCAGTTTCGCAGTTGAAGGCATAGAGATCCCGGTTCAGATCATTGACCTCACAGGACACATAGGGTGTCACCTCGGTCAGCATGTTGTTGATCGCACTCGTCGAGGCGCTGCGCTTGGCCCAAGCATGGCGCGAGGACATGCGCCCCGCGCGGTCTTTCTCGACCTTGGCCATCCGGTCGATCACGCTCTGGTTCTTCTCGAATTCCGCGAGCGTCGCCGCGTCCCAATCCTTGTCCTTCTTTCCCAGCGCCTTCTGTGCCTCGTTGGCGAGCCGCCCGGCCTCGATCGCGGCGCGCTCTTCCTCGGTGCAATCGAGCAGGATGGCTTCTTCGTCGATCCACTCGGCGGCCTTGTGGGCGAGCTGACGAACCACGGCGCCGGAGGCGTCTTCCAGCCAGCGCCCATCTATATATCCGTGGAAGCCGACATGCGTCACATGCCGCACCTGGTCGCCATAGCGCGCCAGGAAGCGCCGCGCGTTTCCGATGTCGGTTTCCGGCTCGACAGCACATTCCTCGGTCAGCTCTTCCGGGCTGAGGTCGAGGGCCGGTTCTTCCGGTTCCGGCTCGGCAATGGTCACAGGGTCCGGGTCGGCAGCATAAAGACCGCGTTGCGCATTGGCCTCGGCCATGATCCTGGCGACGGCTTCCGGTACCGAATTCTTCTTGTCTGTCACGCCTGATCGTCCCCATTCAATGCGATCGCCATGGCGTCCGCGAAATCCATGCCCGCCGGCGGCCAGATGACCTCGACAGAACGCCACCGTGCCCCGTGCCGTGCCTTGGCGCGCGCCATAGCCGAGGCCGTCGCCACCGGCTCGCTGTCGCCGTCAGCGATCAGCACTAGCTCGGTCACATGCTCAGGGATCACCATCGCCTCATCGGCGCTGTCGCCCTTCGGTACAGGTCCTTTAACGCGAACAGGCTTCGCGCGGCCCTTTGCGTCCTCGATCTTCAGCGAGGGATGGTTGAAGTCGCTGTCCTTGTCGGCAGGACCCGCCATGTTGCCGATGTCGCCGGCCGCGAAATAAAAGGTGTCGTCGCGGAAGCCTTCAGGGCCTGCGATGGCGAGCGTCGTCTCTATCCCCTCGCCGCCCAGCCAGCGCATTGCTGCGGGATCGCCGGCAACCGGGATTACGCCGCCCTTCTTGTGGCCGCGCATCTTCTTCGACGAGATCCGCTCATAGTAACCGGCTGCGATCCACTCCTCACGCGGCGGCTTGCCTGCGCCACCACCCTCGATCTCGTCAAAACCCGCCTCGCGACCTGCCTTGGTCAGCCCCCAGAGCACCGGGCGGCGCTTCGGCTTCACCGAAAGGTCGATCCAAATCGTCTGGCTGCCGGTGATGACCCGGGCAATCACGTCGACGATCGGCGCGATCAGAGCCGAACCGCTGTAGAGCGCGAGCGGCCGGCCCATGTGATCCTGGCCGTGCCAATAGGTGGCGCGCGGCGCGTAGCGGATATGGTCAAAGATGGTGCCGGCTGGGTCGAAACCCGTGCGCGCCTTGACGTAAGACGAAAGCAGCCGCGCACCAGCGCCCGCTTCCTCTGTATGCAGCCGGCAATCTACCGCTCCCATCCAGAGGCCGCGCGCCTGGTTGATTTCGCGCTCACGGAAATCGTTCTGCGCCTTCTGCTTCTTCTCCCGCTCGACGGCTGCCCTGGCTTCCGATTCCGCGATGCGCTGCAGGCGAGCCGCCCGGTCTTCGTCACTCTCGCGCTCACCTTCCGCTGGCACAGGCTGGTTGAGAACGATCGAGCAGGCCTCCAGGAAGTCCGCGCGCCGGTTGACGTCAAGGTGCTTCACATGCGCGGCAAGCCCGATCCCGTCGCGACCACCGGCGCCGCAGCCGCGGCAATTCCAGACGCCCTTCTTGCGGTTCACTGCAAATCGGTCATTCCCGCCGCAACGCGGGCAAGGCCCCTGATGCTCCGGCTTCCCTCGCAGCGGTTGCGGAACTCCAACGAGATCGCAGGCACTTTCGAATTGGACAGCGCGCGCTTCTGCGATGAAGAGGTCGAGGACGTCGCTCACGCCGCCACCCCCATCATGTCCATCATTGCCTGCGTTCCCCATTGCGCCGCGCAGGCGCGCGCCATGCCGGGGAAGAAGCGCGCCCGCTCCTTCCCACGATCAGCGCCGGGCGGCATGCGATGCACCCGGTTCCAGCGCTTCCATTCGTCCGAGCCCTTTTCGGGCTCGTCGAGCCTGTCGGTCGGTGTGAGCGGCTTCAACCCGCGCAGATACCAGCCTGTCGCCTTGTATTCATGATGACCGAACCAGTGCGGCTGCACGATCTGCGGTGCTGGCAGATCCGACGGCATCCGGTCCCGCGCGAGGTCATGCATCTCCGGGTTCTCGACTGCGACACGCGCGATCGGCGCCCGCCAGCAGGTGAGGAAGAGGTCCACCCCCTCGTCAAACTCGCGCTGCATATCCGCCCAAGTCCGCCCCTTTGGAAGCGCCTTAGGGGGCGTCATCTTGCCCGGCCCTGATAGCCACCGCCGCCCCGATCGGCAGAGCCGGGTGCAGGGCGGGTGCATGACGACGAGCAGATCCCAGCCATCATCGAGAACGTCGCGGATGTCGCCACGAATATGTCGGTTACTCCCGTCGTCGGCCGGCAACAGGTCGCAGGACCAGGCATCGAAGCCGAGTTCGAGGAAGGCATTGCGAACCGTTCCGGAATATTCACAGCCAACGAGCACGCGCGGAACCGGCCTCATGCTGCCACCTCGTCAAGTATCGTCTGGATGTCGTTTTCGGTCGCACTGCGCAGCTGGCCGCTGGCCTGGTAAGCCTTGATTGCCGCGGCCAGTAAGCCCCGCTTTTCGCCGTCCATCAGATCGGAGCCGACGACGTGATAGAGCGTGCCCGCCCGCCAGCCACGCAGCTGCCGCGGTTCGGTGACAATGCGCACGCTGCCAAGTGAAAGCGCCGCAGAGAGGCCCATACGTTGCGCCCAATCGCGCACATAGCCGGGGTAAGGCCCGACAATCAGCAGGATCTTTGACGGCGTCTCACGCATCGGCGGGGGCCTCCGCAGTCGAGGGAGCCGCAGCGGGCACGAGCGCCTCACCGGCTGCCGTCAGTCGGTAGTGCGCCGCCACGCGACCGGATCCGTCGCGCGTCTTCTCGATGAAGCCCCAGGTCGTCAGCTGCTGCAGGGCAGCCCGAGCGGACTTCTCCGAAATGCCAACGTCATAGGAGACGGTGGTCAGCGAATCGACCAAGACGCCCGCATTGTGGTGCATGTGGCCGAGCAGCATGCGCGCGGCCGGCGAAAGCTTCGGGCCCTGCTTCAGGCGCGGCATGGTCTCCGCCGATCGCTCGAACTCGAAGGCGCGCACCTGGTGACGCTGGCCGCCGATCGACAACCTGCTTTGCTGATCGATCCCTGTCGCCTCAGCGATGTCTTCTGCGAGCATGCCGCGCTCAGCCATGAGGAGAACCGCTTCGGTCTTAAGCGCCGGCGCCATGGCGTTGAAGATCGCCGGGGTGATATCGACGGGAGAAAAAAGGAGCATCATCATGACCACATCGTCCTCAGCTGGGTGACAGGTTGCGGGATGGCAGCAGCCGGCGGGGTTTGCACCGCGTCGGATCGGGCTGGGCCGTTCGTGGCCTCGGCAATCAGCGCCAGCTCCCTGGCCTGCCGCTTGGCAAGCCAGTCGGTTACGCGCTCGGCCTGCTCACACCAGTCATCGTTGAAGGACCGCTTGTGGCGCTCGTTGAACCAGCGAATTTCCAGAAGCACGTCCTGGTCGAACCAGATGGCCATGACCGCCGCTTTGTCCGGGATGCTGGGGATCTGCCAGGCCTTGTCGACAAAGCGGCACCAGGGCGCCTCGAGCTCCGCGATCTGCAGTCGAAAGCCGAAGATGGCGAGGCTCGCCCGCTCGGCATTGTCAGTCACGATGGTGAGGCGGATGAGGTCAGACGACATAATCACCCTCCCTTTCCAGTTCCTGGCGGCAACGCGGAATCCAGACCAGTTCCGAAGTCGTGTTGAACTTCCGGCCGCTCAGCCAGGCGAACCACATGTAGGAAGTCGCCGTGCTTGGCTTGCGCATGACAGTCTCGCCGGACTTCTTGTCTTCGACTGGCACGGCAATGTTTGGATCGACGATCTTGCCCTTGTGCATGACCACCCGCTCCGAGAACTGGGCGACGACCGTCGGCGCAAAGCGTGAGAAGATGCGGGTGTGCCGTCCATCGCCTTCGAGGAAGGCGGTGCGCATCAGGAACGCGAATCCTTCGAGGTTCAGGTCGAAGGCGCGTTCGATGAACTGGTCAGCCAGACGGAAAGGCGGGTTGGTGATCACCCAGTCGATTTCACCAAGGCCCTGCTCGGAGCCCGGCCAAAGGAAATCCACCGTCTTCTGGTGACCAACGAAATTATAGTCGTGGATGTCCGATGCGGCCACGCTCCCGAAGAACTCGGCAAGAGGGCGGGCCATGAAGCCGCGATTGCAAGCCGGGTCCCACACCCGCGCCCGCTCCATCGTTTTGCCTGATGTCGCAACCGGCGCCAACACATGCCGGAGGAGCGCCCGAGTTGCCCAGGGCGGGGTCGGAAAGTCGTCGAGGCTGTCGTGAGCTTCCTTGCGCTGAGCCATCACGGCGGAGGAACGGTTCTGGGCCATCAGACGACCCTCTGTCGCATGACCGCGCGGTGCGCGTCGCAGTAACTCTTGCCGTCCTCGGTCTTCGCGCCGCAGCAGGGCATATCCGGCCCGGCCTTGACCTCGGCAGCCTGCAGAGGAAAACGGCAGGCGTCGCGACCGAGGTTGACGAAGGCGACGGGCTCAATGCCAGGAAGGGCGAAGATGGAGAGATCATTGCGGATCGGCTCGCCGCGCTCGCGGATCCATCCGTCCGGGACGTCGACAGGTTCTGGCTTTGGCAGCCGCGGTGTGCGAGGCGCCGGCTCGGACTTGACCCGAACAGGAGTCGCGCGCGGGCCGCGCAGCTTCTCGACCACACGCCGCACCGTCACAGACGGGCGCCGGTCACCGCGTGCGGGAAAAAGCTCTGGCATGCGGTGAGCCTTACCGAGGACGGCATTGCGAGACCGTCCGATTGCGCTCCCGATCTGCGCTGCGCTCTTGCCTTGCATCCAGAGATCCGCTGCCTTTTTCAGCGTATCTTCCGTCCAGTCACCCCCTGCCTGCCCCATCACATGCGCCCCCGCATCCGGACCGGCGCGATCGTCGAGGCACGGGAGTGCCCTGGCAGGCTATCGAGGAACCGGCGCTCCATTCGCTCCAGACGGCGCCAGTCCCGACCGCTTTCCATCACCAGCTGGCACGCAAGATCGGTCCGGTCGCCGCGACCCACGATGACCAGACCGAACTGGTCGACGTCGAATAGGGCCATGTTCTCAGGCACGGCAGACCCGACAGGCACGACGCCTGCCGAACCGGCAAGTGTTTCGATCGGAAGGTGCGCGTTCATGAGCCCTCTCCCGAGACCAGCGACAGCGACGCCTTCACCCCGCCCCTCGCCTTCACAACGGCGAGAGCCGCACGCATTTCGGTGGTAGCCTGCGCGAGGTTTGCAGCGGCGCGGTCGATGGTGTTGGCCTCAGCCGGCGTTACCTTGCCGTCGGCAATCGCGATCGCCATGGAATTGGCGAGCTCTGCGCTGCCACGCATCATCTCGGCATGGGCAGAGAGAACGCTGACTTCCGCCGCCCGCTCCGCTTCCGGGTCCGTCAGTCGGCGACCGTTCGTCTCGGCCATGACGGCAGTGACGATCGGCTGACCGCAATCCGCCTCGAGCAACATGACGGCGGCGAGCGTCATCAGTTCGCCATCGGCGGGATTGTTCATCCGTCCGATATGGCTCTTGGAAATGGAGGCGATCTCGGCGGAACGCTCTATCCCGCCACAATGCTTGATGAGGTCGCGCTGGGCGGCCTTTACGCGGTGAAACCAGGCATCGGACATCGTCATTTCGATAACTCCAGGCAAAGCTTTCCCGCGCCGGGAAATCCCGGCGGCGTTTCCCATCGTGGGAAGTGATCGGTTTTCGTAGGTTCAGTCCGTCAGCAGGACTTCAGTTCAACCACCTCAAGGCGGCCCGCAGCATGAACAAGACGATCGAAGCTTCCTCATTCCGCAGCCTCCCGGCACGCATCCGCTACCGGACGCGGTACACCTTCGGGCCAGCGCAAATCGGAAGGCCAGTTCTCGGAGAACCAGAGCATGGCGCGTTCGAAGATCGAGGTGGTAAGATCCCCACCGTCGGCAATGTCGTCGAGTTTCGAACCCCGGTTAAGAACAAGCTTGGAGACGCGCTTTCGCCCCACGCCACGGTGCCGGGCGAAGGTATCAGCCGTCAAAAGGATCTGATCTCGCATCTTCATATCGGCATCTATGCGGTCATTTGTCCGCATAGTCAAGAGACAATTGTCCTCATTTCATTCCGCGCTGTCCGCGAGGATAATTGACCTCATGAACACTTCGCCTCCGAACGCGCTTCACGAGCGCATAAAACAGCGCATCCGTGAGCTCGGCATCACGGACGAGGCTGCATCGCTACGCGTCGGGACCGACCGCAGTTATTTTCGCAAACTGTTTGATCGGCCGAACTCGCACCCTCGTGCGGACACGCTTCTTCGTATCGCTATCGCGCTGGAGACCGATCAGGCCTGGCTGCTAGGTGGCTCAACAGACAATAGCCAGCCCGACTTTGTTGCGCAGCGGTCAGACGGATCTTTCGTGGCCGTCCAGGCGAAGCGCTTCGCCGGCAATGCCAGCAGCAGCACTCCCCCACCACCAAGCAGAGCCGAGATGCCCTTGGACGTCCCCGTCATGGGCACAGCCGCAGGATCCCATATAGGCGGCGCATTCAAGCTAGAAGGCGGGATTGTAGACTATGTGCGCCGTCCGCCCGCTTTGGTCGGCGCGAAAGAAATCTACGGGCTGTATGTTGAAGGCACATCGATGGAGCCGCAGTATTTTCCCGGTGACCTGATCTACGTCCACCCTCACCGCCCCGCCAGGCTTGGTGACATTGTGGTCGTTCAGTGCCGCAACGGCGAGCACGCGGTCGACGAGGCGAGCCTCGGAATTTACCGCAAGAAGACAGAGAAAATGCTCGTGATCGGCAAACGCAACCCCGTTGCAGATGTCGAGATACCGAGAGAGCGCGTCGTCGCGATTCACCGCGTACTAACGACCAACGAGTTGTTCGGCGTCTAACTCACTCACCGCCAGAGACGCGATTAGCGGTGCCGAAGCAACTCGGCAGCGACACTGATTCTGCGGACAAATCAGAAGGATGCCGGGCAGCATTGGTAGCCATGAGGTCATTTGTCCGCATTCGGCTTGACATGGGGCTATTTGTCCGCATACTTGTCCGCATCCGACGTCTCTCTCCTCCCAGCGCCGGATGCCGTGGGCCCGTCGCTGCGACGATCCTCCCCTAAAGGGACTGCAGCGACGGGCGCCGGCCTCAACCGAGAGGCACGAGGCGATCATGTCTTCTGTTCTTGCTTTATCGAAACTGCAGCAGCGCGGGCACGTTGGCGCCTCCCGGACCGTAAAGCGCCCGCCCTGCAACGCAGGCGACCTCCGGCGCCTGTCCCTTGAAGGCGGAGACCTGGTCGGCGATCTCGAGCAGGAGCTCCTGCTTGTCGCGTTCGAAGTCGACCCCGTAGGCAACAGCCAGGATCAGCATGGGACCGTTAACGATTTCGGCCTGCGGGCAGAGTTTCGTGACGGCGAACGCCTGGGCGATGTGCGACAGCGCGTTTTCTCGCTCACCACCCACAGCGACTGCGGCCGAAGCCGCGAGCACAGCAACTCCAAGGGCGAACATCTTGCGCATCAGGCGCACTCCTCTTTCGACTTTGACGTGCATCATGCCGCCGATCGGAAGCTTGGGCAAGCCGCCGCTTCGCGCAGCCCCTATGACTGGTCGCTCGAACACCCGGGCAAGGCCTATCACATCGGCCCGATGACCACGGTCATTCCACCAGATCTCGACCCGCATGTCGCGCCACTCGTCATCCCGCTCGCGGCAAGCCGCCAGTCTCGCATGGAAGTCCTGCGGTCGACGATGCTGGCCTATGCAGCCATCGGCTTCATTTTTGCGATCGCCGCCGGCGCCTTCTACGGCGCGGCCATACGCATGCCCGAGGTTCGTCAGGCCTCGATCGACGCCGAGGGCGTTTGAGCCCTCCTGAATCTCACCTCCAAGTCTAGCGAGAGAACCATGAACATCTTCAATGAGATCGCGGCACGAGAGCACGCCAACGATTACCGCCTTGGCATGCCGGCGGCAAACAGCGCCCATTTTGATCGCCGCATGACGGCCATGGCGCAACTGACCAATCAGAAAGGCTTTCGCCTTTATCCAAAGCAGCCGAAGCGCGACGCACAAGGCCTGACACGGGGCGATCGTCGCCGCCTTCGTCATGCCGCCGCCTTCGACAAATGGAAGGCAGCCGAAGCCGAACGCATCGCGAAACGCGCAGCTCAGGCCGAAGCCATCAATCGCATGCGCGACGACATGGCAAAGGCAAAACGGGGCCGCCGCAAATGACCCGCCGCTTCGTTGCTTGGCTCGTCCTGATTATCTGCTTGGGCTTCTACTTCGGGCTGCTGACGCTCTTTGCCGCCGTGTCGCCGATCGACACAGGGGAGGACATTGCCGACCTGACACTGTCCGGCATTCTGCGAGGTGCCGTATGAGCGCACTTTGCCAGAGCGTCATTGAGAGCTTCCGCCCCGACGGTTCGGTGCTGGACCTTGCCCGCCCTTCCCCAGCGGAAGTCGACTTCCGCGATTTTGCGGGCCGCCTGTCGCGCATCGCCCGCTTCAACGGCGTGCCGCAGGTCGGCGCCTATTCGGTCGCGCAGCACAGCCTTCACGGCGCCCAGGCGCTGCTGGCCGAGGGTGCGGGTGAAATGATGGCGGCTCTCTTCCTTCTACATGATGCGCATGAGGCCCTGATTGGCGACCTGCCCACGCCTTTCCAGCACCTGCTGGAAGCCGTTCATGGCCCCGGTGTGCGCGACAGCATCGGCAAGATCAAGACCGCATGGGACGAGGCGATCTATGAGGCCGCCGGACTTCCCGGCCCCTCCGCATGGAAAGCGTCCTGGCGCGCGGTGATCGACGGCATGGATCGCCGGATGATGCAGGCCGAGGCGCGCGAACTGCTCGGCGATCAGGCCCAGCGCCATCTCGGCCGCAGCCTGCCTCGCCCCAAGATCGCAGGCACGATCAAGCCATGGCAACCGGTCAAGGCGGAATTCGCATTCCTCGAACTGCTGGAGCGCCTGATCGGTCGCGATCGCGTCTCCGGCACTGCCAAGCAGGAGCGGAGCTTCCGCGCCTTCGCCCCAGCCAACAGCGCCAGCCTTTCAGCGAAGGGAAAAACCCGATGACAGAGATCCTGACCTCCGGCCCTATCAGGGGCTTCTTGAACGGACGTAACCTGCGCCAGACACTGGCTGGCGGCACAGTGACTGACGGTGTCACCAAGGATGGCAGCCCGCGCGAAATGACCTATGGCGTCGGCGCCGTGGTGCTCGCTGGCCCGACCGGTGAGCTTCTGGCCGGCCCGATAGACCTGGACGGCGCAGAGGCTCTGGCCATTGCGGTCATAGAGGGCGATGCGCGCGTGCTCACCGGCCCTGGCATCGAACTGCGCCTTGCCAGCGCCCTGCTGTGCCTCATCAGCAACCTCGACCGCGCCTTTTTACGCGAGGAGGTGCGCCATGTCGAAGCATGAGCGCAAACCCGCAGATGCCGACGCGCCACTCGTTACCTTCCGCGTCCATTTCGACGACGGCGAGACCCTGACCGTCCGAGCGACCGACCCCAACCACGCCCGCGATCTGGCCAAGGCCCGCCGCACCGGCATCATCGATAAGGTGAAGCGCGACAGGAGCGGCGTCCATGGCTGAGATCGCGCTCTGGCTGCCGGAGCCTGATCCGGTCACCCATCAGGCGCTAGGCAAGGCCGCCGAAGAATGTGGCGAGGCGTCCCAGATCCTGGCGCGCTGCCTTATCCAAGGCCTGTCCGCCCGGGATCCGAAAACCGGCCAGCCAAATGTCGAGCGCCTCGCCGAGGAGCTGGCGGACATCGACGCCGCAATCTCTTGGCTGTTCGAGCTGCTTGACCTCGATGTCGAGGCCCATAACGCCCGCATGGACCGCAAGATGACCGGCTTCCGGGAATGGCAAGCCATGATCCAGCGCGCCACCACTCCCCAACGAGAGGAAGCCTGATGTCCGGCTATCTGAACCAGGTGCAGCTGATCGGCAATCTCGGCGCTGATCCCGAAATCCGCCGCAAGCAGGACGGCAGCCCGATCGCCAACCTGCGCATCGCCACCACCGAGAGCTGGCGCGACAGGAACACCGGCGAGAAGAAGGAGCGGACCGAATGGCACACCGTCGTCATCTTCACCGAAGGGCTCGCCAAGGTCGCCGAGCAGTACCTGAAGAAGGGCATGTCCGTTTTCGTTCAGGGCCAGCTCGCCACCCACAAGTGGCAGGACCAGAGCGGCAATGACCGCTGGTCGACCGAGATCATCCTGCAGGGCTTTCACTCCCAGCTCGTGATGCTCGGCTCGTCCTCGGGAAACCGCCCGCCCGCCGTGAACGGTCCGGATGACTACGGCCGCCCGAGCGGAGGCCAGTCAGCACAGCGTGGCCAGTCCACCGGCAGCTTCTCCCGCGACCTCGACGACGACATCCCCTTCTGACTCTGACCCCCTGCAAAGGAGCCGATCCATGAAACTCATCCGTGATGCCGATACCCTGATCGCAGTGCTCGAGCAGGGCGATCTGAAAAGTGATCTGAATGCCGAGATCGCCAAGGTCGTTTCGAAACTGCACGAGCTGTCGGACGACGATCCCAAGAAGAAGTTCAAGGGCGACCTGACCCTGAAGATGAAGTTCCAGGCCGAGAACGGCATGGTCACCATCTCCAACGACATCAAGTCGACCCTGCCCAAGGTCCCGCGCCGCATGGACGTCTTCTGGACGACCGAGGAAGGCGCGCTCTCCACCGAACATCCCGCGCAAACCGACATGTTCGGCGGTCCGCGCGTGATCGAAGGCCGTCACCAGTAACCCGCTCTCACCTAAGGAAACGATCATGACGACTGCGACTGAAATTGAACCCGCCCTGCTCGAGGCCTCGGGTCCGCTCGACATCGAGGCTATCCGCCGCATGGCAGACGACGCTGGCACCAATATCAAAGCCGTTGAGATCGACGCTTTGGGCATCAAGGGCGCCTTCCCGATTCTGATCGACCGGAAGACTGGCGCCGCCAGGAGCATCAAGGCTCTGCTCGAAGAATACCGCGACCGCCCCGCCCGCAAGAGCGGCACCGCCAAGGTTTTCACGCTCGAAAGCTTCTGCGACCTCACCAATCGCCACAAGACGGCCGACAGCGTGATCTTTGCCGACACCAACTGGCGCCAGCCCTCGCTCACGACCGTTGTCGACTATCACAGCAAGGACGCGGCGGGAGAACCCGACAACGGAAAGCACCGCATCCACTACGAATTCCCGCTCTCGGAGGAATGGGCCGCGTGGATGGGTCTTGATGGCCAGCAGATGGACCAGAAGGCGTTTGCGGAGTGGATCGAGGAGCACCTGCCGGAACTGGCCGCACCGACGGCGGCCGAGGTCGAGGAGCTGGAAAAGACCTTCAACATGGCCGTGGCAACACCGAACAAGATGGTGATGCTGTCGCGCGGGCTGCAGGTGAATGTCGAAAGCCGCGTCAAGAACTCGACCACGCTGCAGTCCGGCGAGGGTGAGATCCTGTTTGAGGAAGAGCACCGAGACGCCGCCGGCAACAAGCTCTCGGTGCCTGGGCTCTTCATCCTGGCCATCCCGCCCTTCTTCATGGGCGAGCCCGTTCGTATGCCGGTGCGCCTTCGCTATCGCGTGATCAGTGGTCAGGTGCGGTGGACCTTCAAGATCTTCCGCCCGGACGTCTACATCACCAGCCAGATCGAGGAAGACCTCGCAACGGCCGCTCAGAAGACCGGACTGCCGCACTTCCGCGGCAAGCCGGAAATGCCGGCCTGATGGGAGCAGACGTCCATGACCTCCGCACCCTTGCGCCAGTGGTATCCCGACGATCTGATCGACGAAGTGCTTCCGGCCGGACGCGAGAGCGCGGAGGCATGGTTTCAGATCCCGCCGGGTTTCACCTATGACGACCTCGACGGCGAGGAGCGCTGGTGCCTCGACCACTACAAGACCGGCGACCTGATCAAGTTCAAATGGTGCGAGGCTCGCGGCAGTGTGAACCTACGGATCGCCCGTGACGGGAGCATCTACACGCCGCTTCGCTGCCCAGAGACACCGGACATGTTCGGTGGCGACAGCGACGAGGCCCCAAGCACGGCAAGAATTCCGAATCCTGCAAACCACTATTGGAACGATGACCACGAGGTTTTCGCCGATACGCCCGAGCAATTCGCGGCAAGCATGGCCGAAACACTGGAATTTGACGAGGACGGCTTTGCGGAAGTCGAAGCGGAGACGCACTTCTGGAGCGACACAATTTATTATCGCGTCGGCGCCGGCAGTCCTGACAAAGGCTTCACCATCTGGGAGGTCCGGCCATGACGAGCCTCGCTGACAATCCGGCCGTCACCGACCCCAAGAAGTCGCTGAATGTTAGCGAACGACGTGCGCTCCTCGCCATTTGCGACTATCGCCGCCAATACGCCACCTTGACCGGCGTTGTGCTCGGCCCCTTCCGCGCCACTGACGCGACCATGCTGCGGCTGCGACGCCTGGGCCTCATCCGGGGCAACATTCCCCACCTAAACCTCACCGAGGCCGGCCGTATTGCCGCCGATCGCCTGAAAGGGAAAACCCATGTTCAAGGCCAGTAAAGCCGCCCTGAAATCTGCCCTTGCCCTGTCGGGCGATATCGTCGAGCGCCGCAACACGATCCCAATCCTCTCGAACCTGCTGATTGAGCGCGCGTCGAGATCCGAGCTGCAGGTCCGCATGACCGACCTCGACATTGAGGGCCGGATCCTGTTCGAGGCCGAGGCGGATCCGAACTTTCAGCCCTTCACCGTTCCCGCCCAGCTGCTGCGCGAGATCGTCAACAAGCTGCCAGACGGAGCCGAGATCACGGTCAAGGCGGCCGACGCCGACCTGCGCCAGGTCAAGGTGTCGGCCGGCCGCTCGACATTCACGCTGCAGGTCCTGCCGGCGAATGACTTCCCCGACCTCACCGCCGGCGGTTTTCAGGCGAGCTTCCCGGTTCCGGCCGCGAGCCTGGCCAAAGCCATGGGCGCCGTCGCCTTCGCGATTTCGACCGAGGAGACGCGCTATTACCTGAACGGCATCTATCTGCACGCGATCGACGAAGGCCTGATGCTGGTCGCGACCGACGGGCACCGTCTGGCAAAACGCTTCGTGTCGGCCAACCCGGGCGCCTTGCCCGGCATCATCCTGCCGAGGAAGACGGTTGGGATCCTGTCGAAGCTGCTCTGCGACAAGAGCGCCAAGGATGCTGAGGTGCATGTCGAGGCCTCCGACCAGAAGGTCCGGTTCAGCCTGCCCGGCATCACGATCACATCGAAGCTCGTCGACGGCACCTTCCCCGACTATCGCCGCGTCGTCCCGCAAAGCCACATCGGATCGGCCGAGCTCGACGGCGCGGTGCTGAAAGCAGCCGTCGACCGCGTCGCCGTCATCTCGACCGAGCGCGGCCGCGCTGCCCGGTTCCGCTTCGAGGACGCCACGCTGACGCTCGAGGTGAACAATCCGGATGCCGGCAATGCCCAGGAGATTCTGACCTACGACGGCGACGCCAAGGTCGAGATCGGCTTCAACTCGAAATACGTGCTGGAGGCCATTGCCTCCCTGCCCGATGGCCCGCTCCTGATGGAAGTCTCCGACGCCGGCTCACCCGCCATCCTGCGAGTTGACGGCGACCACCGGGAAAACGTCGTCGTGCTGATGCCGATGCGCGTTTGAGGGAGGGGACGATGCAGCAAGTTGACCTAGCCCAGGTTTCTCTCTGCCAAGACAACAGCGGCGAACTCGGCGGCCGTGAGCTGGCGCGTCTCGATCAAGCCAAGCTCACTGACGAACGTTACCAGCCAGATGTCAGCGCTGATCTGGACGGCGAAGTGCGTGGATATCATGATCGTTCTTCTCCTTTGGAAAGAGAAGACAACACGCCAGCTGCCGCAAAGGAACTAGCAAAAGTGGCAGCGCCCCAGCACCCACCGACAGGCATGGCCCTGATGCAGGATGGTGCCGTGAATCTGGCCTTTGTCGCCAACGCTCTCCGCTTCTATGCGAACCACATCGAAGGACATCCGCAGCGTGGCGACTACTTTCCTGCGGATCTTCGACTTGCTGCGCAGATGCTGGTGGCTGGGACCCCACCACCCCAGACAAATGTGGAAGGGCCTGACGCGAGTTTGAAGCCTATCCCGATTGAGGCCGCTAAGCGCATCGCGAAAGAGTACGGCTACGACCAAGTTCTGATCTACGGGCGCAGGTGTCATGACACTCCCGAACCGCACGGCGAACACATGACCACTTATGGCCGCACCCGCGAGCACTGCGACGTGGCCGCCCGCATCGGCGACACACTCAAGAAGTTCATGGGCTGGGAGGTTTAGATGATCGACAAGTTTGATCAGCCGTCAGAAGCGCAAGAGGCTGCGAACGCGGCATTCGTCTGGCGGAAGAAAGTGCAGGCCGATTTGGTGGACAGCTTGCGAAAGGTGGACATCACGCTCGAAGCTGCCGAGTTTTGGTTTGAACGTTTTCGCCGTGCTTATCAGCGAGAGATCGACACGGCAGCTGCAGTCAAAGCAAGTCCGTTGCCCCAATCGACCACTGAGGGCCAAGACAATGGCTAGGCAGGTCAACCGCTCGCTGCACGACCGCGCCATGGACCGCATCGACCATGCTCTTGGCAGGCCGGTGAACCCCATGGCCGAGACTTATCGGAACCACTTCGCCACTGACGCCGGCAGCAAGATCGCTGCGGAGTTCGAAGCCTCACCTTACTGGGCCAGGCATGGCAACGGCGCACCAGGCGGCATGGTCTTCTACTACGTCACAGACGAAGGTCGGGCCGCTCTACGTCGACACCTCAACGAGATTGGCGACCAGCACCGGCTCTATGCCGTCACCTATCTGGGACAAACTCAAGAGGTCGTCGCCGTCTCAGCCGCCAAGGCGAAGTACAGCCTGTGGCTCGATATCTCCGACTGCTTCTGTGACCTGACGTTCGGCAAGTTCTGCCGAGCCGCAACCGTAAGGAAAGCAGCATGACCGACACCAAGAACATGATGCAGTCCATGGCATCTGCGCTCGATGACGTCCTAAACGAAAAGGGGAAGCCGAAGAAGAACGGTTTTGTTTTGCTCGTCTTCCCGTTCGACGGTCCCGAAGGTCAGCGCACGAATTATGTCTCAAACGGGCAGCGCCAAGATATCGTTGTCGCGCTCAAGGAAATCATCGCTCGCTTCGAAGGCCAGGCCCATCAGAGTGGGAGAGCATGATGGCCGCTCGATCCTACCCCACGTGGATTATCACCCAGCAGCCGAACGAGGTGCCGTTCCGGAAGGGACCGTTCTACGACAATAAGTTTGTCGAGGCGTTTCTGCGCGAGGCGTACAGGCTTTACCCGGAAATCATATGCATAGTTGTCGATGGCCCGGTCGATAACACTTGGTGGCCACAGCACGGCTACGAGTGGCTAGATATCAACGGAGACGGCCGCAAGCGGCATCCGCGCAAAGACCGGCCTTCTTCCCCATCGCCCCAACCGAATGTGCGGGGTGATTGCCCCGAGTGCCACGGCACTGGGGAGATATTCTGCCACGCCGATGATTGCCACGATGATCTTTGCGCCCTCAACGGAGATGAGCACTCGTGCTCCGGCAAGGTAGAGCCTTGTGGCTGCACATCGCCCTATGGCGACCCAATCAACGCGATCAGGGCGTTCATGGAGGAGCGCGGCCTCACCAACGTCGACCTGTATGAAATCTTTGGTTCGAAGGCGCGGGTTTCAGAGGTAATGCGCCGCAGGCGAGCGCTACAGGTGAAGCACATTCGCGGTCTGCATCGTCTGCTCGGCATACCCTACGCCACTCTCTTGCAGGAGTACGAACTGCAGCGCGCCACCACGGAGGGCCAGGACAATGGCTAAAAAGCGAGACGTCTACATGGCCATCATGCACGCCGCCGCGAACGGTCGAGGTCTTCACCTCACTGCTGACGAGGTATGGGATCTGCATTTGGACGACGCCATAGAAGCCCGTGCCGGCAACGCGCTCAACGAAAGCGAGTACCCCGGCATGGCCTACAAAAGCAGGGAATTCTGGCGAACAAAGAAGCCGTTGCAAGTCGGCACGCCCGCCAACCTGACGGGGGGAGACTGATATGACCGACAAGCTCTCGAAATGTCCGGCCTGTGATGGTCGCGGCTACTTCTACTGCGATTGCCATCCGGCAGATTGCATCTGCGGCGTCGGTGACGAGACATGTGACGAGTGCGGCGGCGAAGGGATCATTGATCCCAGCTACGACGACTTCGACCCGACCCCATCGCCCCAACCGAATGTGGAACCGGTCGAGATCCCCGGCGAACTCGAAATGTTCAACGGCAAGCTAACCAAAGTCGTCGATGCGAGCCGCACGGGTTGGTGGCGTTTCCACGCGCACCGCGACCGCGACGGCTACTGCGACAATCCAGCGAGGGGATACTGATGGCCGCTAGATCCTTCCCCACGTGGATTATCACCCAGCAGCCGAACGAGGTGCCTTTCCGAAAAGGACCGTTCTACGACAATAAATTCGTCGAGGCGTTTCTCCGTGAGGCGTACCGGCTTTACCCGGAGATCATATGCATTGTTGTCGATGGCGCGCTCGATAACACCTGGTGGCCACAGCACGGCTACGAGTGGCTGGATATCAACGGAGACGGCCGCAAGCGGCATCCGCGCAAAGATCGCCCGTCTTCCCCATCGCCCCAACCGAGGGAGGTGGGGTCACCATGACAGCCGCTCACGTCGACAAGCTGATCGCCACCGAGGCCTGCCCCTGCTGCACCGCGAAGCGCATCGACCTCATATCGCGGCATGGGACGACGCACTATGCCCGCGCGGACTTCGACTGCGGCGCGAGTTTCCTGACGGCGAACGGCCGCATTGCTGTCGCCAACCCATGCCTCGACGCCTCGCGGCTCGCCGTGCACCTGATGAACCTCGAAGTGGAAGGAAAGGCAAGATGATCGGAACAGACATGCCCTACTGGCCCGCTGCGATGAACCGCAAGATGGCCGCTGCCTATTGCGGCATCTGCGTCGACACCTTTGACACCGTCTGTCCGGTGAAGCCGCTCCGCTACACAGACTCCGCACGCGGCGAGCGATATCTGCGCCAGCGCCTGGACGAATGGATGCTCTCGCTTGATCCGAACAAGCAGGATAATGTGCCCCGTCGGAAATTCGGGGATCGACTGAATGGTGGTGAAGGTGAAGCTCGAAGGGCTTAACATCGTCCGCGCACGCGGCCGTTTCTATGTCTATATCCGTGGCACGAAGGAGAAGCTGCTTGGCGGCTTCGACGGCACGCGCGACGAGCTCCTGAAGCGCCTCGGCATGCCGGACATGATCGCAAAGTACAACGCCCGCCGCGTCCGCGATCTCACCCGTATCTATCCCGAAGGCACGCTGGGCGCGATCGTGCAATGGTACGAGACCGACTGCCCGAAATACCAGTCGCTGTCAGAAGCGACCAAGAAAAGCTATTCTTCCGCCTTCAGGTATCTCAAGCCGGAGTTCGACTACCCGGTCAACGAAATCACTCAAGCCGACATTTACGATATCCGCGATCGCTGCGCCCGCGAGAAGTGGCCGCGCTTCGCCGACAATATGGTCGCCGCCCTCTCCTCGATGTTCAGTCAGGCCGCCCGTCGCGGCAAGATCGCGATGAACCCGGCTAAGGGTCTCGACAAGGCCCACAAGGCCTCGAAGTCGGCCAACCGCGAATGGATGGCCGACGAGGTGAAAGCTGCGATCGAGGCAGCGCCCGATCATCTCAAGCGGATCCTCTACCTCGCCCGGTATGCCGGCTTCCGTGGTCAGACGATCGCCGCGCTCACCTGGCGCGAATATCAAGACGACCCGTCCTATGGGAAATGCTTCCGCACCGTCACCCGCAAGAACGGAGAGATCCTGTGGGTGCCGGCCGCGATCGAACTACAGGACTATCTGAAGACTTGCACTAGGTCGGCGCTGCACATCGCAACCAAGGCGAACGGCCAGCCGTGGGACAACGAAGTCCAGATGCAGACCGAGGTCAGCCACTTCCTGCGCAAGCTGGAGAAGGAAGGCGTGATTGGCGCCAAGACCACGCTGCACGGCCTGCGCGTGACCTACGCCGCTGACCTACGCCGCTCCGGCGCTGACGCCGGCCAGGTGGCCGCCGCACTCGGTGACAAGTCAGAGCGCATGGGCGCGCACTACACCCGCCACGTCGAGAACGAGGCGAAGGTAATCCAGGCATTCAAGGGAAAGAAGAAGCGTTAGGCTTCTTCTGAAGTTTCTGGTTCAGCCGATTTCATCTCTACGCCAGCGGGGGCCGCGGGCAGAGTTGGGAACGGCACATTCATCTGGTTAGTGATCAATGCCGCTAACGCGCTGAAAGCGCTCCAGACTGTTGTCGACGCAAACATTTTGCCCACATCGTCCAACTCATCACCAGCCAATTCAGTAGCTCGAACACCAAAAAGATAGGTGGCCGTGAAATCGGCGATCATGTCTTCTGAGTTTGGCTTTGCATACTTTTCTATCGAGAGCGTCGCCGAAAATGTATGCACTTCGCTCGTCATCTCAGGCAAGCGCTCGAGCGAAATATCGTAGTTGAAGGAAGCTTCCGACGACATTGGATCAGCGCTCAGATAGCGAATCTCCGTAGCTGCCAAACTCATGCCAACGAGCCGAGCAGAGCCGGCGCCTTGGGAAGACTCAGCCAT